TTACCATCCGGTCAAGCACGCGGGGGGTAGGGGTGCCCCCCTAGGGGCCCGCGCGCCGCGCGTCCCCTGTGACCCCGTCTGCCGGAGTACACCCAGTCTACCACACACCCGCCCGGCAGCGCAACCCCCTGTGCGCTGCGAGTCTGCGCACCCCAGCCGGCGTACCCCGCACCCTGCCTACCCACTCCCCCGGCACGCACACACCCTGCGCACCCACACCCCACCCTGCCCTGCCTACCCCTGTACCCCGCACCCCCTGCTGCCCCACAGCACCCCTGCCTGTGCGACGTCCTGTGCGCTCGATGCGACAGGCCCCTCGGTACCGAGGATGCGCCGAGCTCGACGCTGACTCGACTGCGGATGCGATGCGAGCTCGGGATCGACGGGGCTCCGCATCGAGGGGATGTGCTGAGCTTCGAGATCGAGCCGACGTTCCGGGATCGAAGCTCGCGTTCGACGCCGATCGGATCGATGGATCGGGGGTCGAGTTCGTCGGATGCTTCGCGCCTTCGGGGTTCGATCGCGCGACGGATGACGGTGTGGATCAGCCTTCGATGGGGCCAGCCGCCGGTGTTCGAGGTCGATCGCGTGGTTCGAGGGGGGTGGTGATCGGTCCTCTGACCGCGACGAGACCGGTCGACGGGGGTGGTCTATCGAGAGGAAGGTGATCGTCGCTCTGCGGGGCTGTGAGAGGGCGGCAATCGGCACCGAGGCACGATGGCTCGGGACGGGATCGGGTCTCGACGTGAAAAAACCCCCGCCGTAGCGGGGGCTTCGTGGGGCTCACGGGGTTACCGGGCGACGCGGACGTTGATCCGCTGGTGGATGTCCACCATCCCGTTGAACCGGACGAAGGTCCGATCCGACTCGATGCGGCGGACCACGAGGTCCTCGGGAGCGAGGACGGTGCCTGCACCGGCGACGATGGTGTCGCCGACCACGACCTCGGCGGCCGGGATGGTGATCAGGTTGGTGTTCATTTCGAACTCCTTTCTTCGTCGGACTCTCCGACTGATGAGCGCGGTAGCCGGGGGACCACCCCGGGCGAGGTGACTCAAGTATGCGAGGCGACGCGGTTACGTGTCAAGCGACGAGTTCGAACCCCGATCGGTTACGGGTCAAGTCGCTCGACGTCGACGCTGCCGGCCGACTCCTGGCCTTCCGCACCGCTGACACCGGCTCGCGGTGTTCGAGGCTCAGCGCGGACGTGGGGCGGCGTTACGAGGCCTTCCGGGTCGAGGCATGAGAAAGCCCCCGGCCCGAAGGCCAGGGGCTCAATCAGCTGGGATCTAGTGGGTTGAGTACGGTTCGGAGTCGGAGTGTGAGAGGACCGATAGCCAGTTGCGGTAGGCAGCCGCATCCTCGGTCACCACGTGGTGCGCATCGCCGCTCAGTCCGACCTCGATCTGTTGCCCAGCGCTGTAGCTCATCGCACGTCCTCGATGTGGATGCAGCCGACCTTGTCGGGACCGAACTCGGGGCTGAACCCGAGCACCTCATCCTCAGCGCACGGGAACGAGGACTGATCGAACGAGATCGGGTCAGCCGACGCGATCCAGCCGGGGGTGGCGATGACCGCAGGGGCGGCGAGCAGGAACAGGCCGGTGGCGATGCGGCGGGCGATGGTGGTCATTGGTGTCTCCTTCGAGTTGTGGATGGTTGATGGATGAGGGGATCGGGATGGCCCCGGTGTTACCCGGGGCCGAGGGCCGGGACTACCGGACGGCTGCCCGCCGGATGCCCCAGCCGATCGCGTCCGAGGCGGACATGATCATCCCGCCGTTCAGGCGGACCTCATCGCCGCCCCAGGGCTGAACCTGGACACCGGCCTCGCGACCGAGGGCGATGGCCTGCTTCACGGTGCTGTTCATTTCGGAACTCCTTTCTGTCCGCCGGCCCTTCCGGGGGACTGTGAACTCGGTAGTCGGGGGATCGCCCCGATCGCGATGAATCAAGAATGCACGAACTGCGGTTACGTGTCAAGGGTTGCGTCGAAGAAACTTGATGCGTAACCTCGTGGACATGACCGCAGCACTCATCATCATCAGCTTCATCCCGGTGATGCTCGCGGTGATCGCAGGCTACGCGGTCGTCGCTCGACCTTGATTCGTAACCACTCAGAGAGAGGACATCTCATGGACATCATCCGCATCGGTGACTCGGTCCGGTTCACCTCGCCCGAGGATGGCCGGGAGTACGTCGGCACCGTGACTAAGCTCGGGATGTCTGGCGTCGCTACCGTCTGGTACGCGCACGACTACGGCACCGAGACGATCGAGCAGTCCGAGTGCATCCGCTCGACCCGTCTGGTGCGTGCCTGATGCTGCGTCGTGAGGACCTGCGGAAGGCTGCCGGCGAGGATGTGACCGGGGTGAGCCGCGACGTGCTGGAGTTCAACTACCGGCTGCTGGCGAAGCAGTCGCTCGACATGATCGAGGAGCTCGATCGGCAGCACGGGCGTGAGACTGCCCAGCTGCGCGAGTTGATCGGTGTCGGTCAGATCGTCGCGGTGCTGCTGGCCTCGGCGCAGCGGGCGGGTAAGAAGACGGTCCGAGTCGATGACGTCCTCGCGCAGGCGTACGCGCGGTTGTCTGATGAAGGGTCACGGGACGGGATAGGCGTCGGCAATCCGCCGAGAAATTCCTCGACTAACTCACTTGACACGTAACCGATAGATCGGTTAATGTAGACCTACAACAAAACAAAGGCCAGCAAGATTCAGGCGAGCCCAGACCGCGCGTTGACCCTGATGCAAATCCCGTGTAATGCGGAGCCCCGGCCCACAACATACTTTGAAGTCCAGCTCTGAGCCGTTGCACGTGGCTACGACGAGCTGGCACCGAGCGGGCAGGTTCGCAGGACCGACAACACCGAGTCCCCGGGTTCGATTCCCGGCCGCTTCCGATAACCATCACCTTGACATGTAACCGAGGAGTAGGAATGGAAATTTTAATCATCTCCGGGACTAAGTGCTCACACCCCGGATGTGAGACGGTCTACAGCGGTCCCTCGGACGAGTTCATGTGGTCCGGGTGGACTCTGATGCCTGTTGAACAGTTCGTTTTCTGCAAAAATCATGCCGGTACGCCGGATGTCCTGTCGGCGCTCAGAGCCTCAGCATGAACCGAGTACAGGTATTCACGGCTGCTCACGTACGCACGCTGACTTGATTCGTAACCAGAAGGGGATGACATGACCATCCACATCTCATCGCGCGGACCCGCTGGCTGGACAGCCCGAGTGCTGTACACCGCAGGCACCGTGCTCACGGTCGTCGACGAGCGAGGCCGGCGACACCTGATCGACACATCCAAGACCACTATCCGCCGCGTGTCCGCGGCTTGACACGTAACGAGAGGAACACCATGACCAGCACACAAGCGTGGTTCGCCAAGCTCTCGACCCCGGAGCTTCAGCGCATGGTCACCTCGGTGAACCGTGTCGCGGCTGCTGCCGCTGCTACCGAGCTCGCGCTGCGAGGAGAGACCCGATGACCTTGAGCGATGCAATAGACCTGATCAACGACGAGCGCGTGAAGTGGCTTCGCATCTGCGAAGCGGCCGCAGCCCGCGGCGACAAGGAAGACTGCCTAGTCGGCGGGGCTCGGGCCCGCGGCCTGGCAGACGCACTGGCAATCCTGGCGAAAGTGGTGCCCTGATGAACGAGACAGAGCTCAAAGCGTTCAATCAGATAATCGCGGCGTCGTACTCGCCAGCTGAGCTCCGCAAGCTGTACCGACGGAGTAACCCGGGCCTGCCGCTGAGCATCGAGCTGGCGTTGTCGGTCGGCGCGATCGTCGCTGGGGCTGCGCTGATGTTCCTGATCACGAAAGCGGCGGGGCTGTGAGCGGGGAGTGGTTCCAGACCGAGTACGGGGCGTGGCACAGCTCGGACAACTGGCAGCTGGTAGCGCTCACCGACAACACCTTCGACCTGCATCGGTTCGACCGGGCAGAGGCCACGTGGCGGAAGGTGTTGAACACCGACAGGCACACCGCTGAGGTGTACGTAGACCGCGTCGAGAAGAGGAGATAGAAATGACAAGCAACGTGGCGACCAAGCTCATAAACCTCATCCACAAGTCGCACAGGCTGGACGGGGATGCCGCCTCTGTCACGGTCCGGAAGATCCTGGAGAAGTACAACGTCACCGAGAAGCCGGGACGTTCCCGGATCGTGAAGATGGCCGAGCGTAAAGGCCGGATCTTCGGCGGTGCCTGGGAGCGTGCGATGCGGATCGCTATGCAGATCATGGGTCGCGAGGTCACCGAGGAGTACACCCGGTTGGAGACAGTCTGGCGCGACCCGTCGACTCCGACGGTCGCCGCCAAGGCTGACGCTGTGTCGAAGCTGTACGCCAACGGCCAGGGGCCGATCCCGAAGGAGCAGGCTCGCATCGACCTTGGCTACACCGCTACTCAGCGCGAGCAGATGCGCGACTGGGACAAGCAGGAGACCGAGGCGGTCCCGTTCGGGACGATCCGGGTGACGGCTTCCAGCGATGGCCGTGCCGTCAACGTCTTCATCAGCAACGGCGACGGCACTTGGGTGACGATCTTCCACGACAAGGGTCATGGGGAGGGCCACCTGGACTGGAGCGCCCCGTGGGGCGCTCTTCTTCCCGGAGAAGAAGAGGTCTTCCGACCGTGACGCTTCCTTCTACACCACAGACGCTGCCGGCCGAGGATGTCGTCGGGCCTCGGCCGGTGCTGCAACAGAGAGACCGCTGCGACGCGTGCTCTGCCGCGGCGATGGAGCGCTGGGAGAACGGTCAGTTCGAGCTGCTGTTCTGCAAGCACCACGCCACCGAGCACGCTGAAGGGTTGTTCACCGCGTCGTGGGTACGGACTGAGTCGTGGGCGTTCGTCCGCGAGAACCTGTCGGGAACCGTCGGGCTGAAGAGAGTGAGGCAGGTATGACTAAGCGCCTGGCCTTCGTCGTCTGGTTCGTCGTCGGCGCTGTGATGCTCGCGGCGGTCCTGGTAGCCCCGTCAGCGCGTGCTGACGGGTTCTCCGGGTGCGAGCATCGGTCGGTGTCTCACCAGCTGGAGCATGGCGGTCTGAGGGCCGATTCTGACTGGCACGTGGCCCACGGTGACCTGCCGACGTGCGATCCGGAGAAGAAATCCGGGAGCAAACACGACTCAGCCGGCCAGGGCAAAGACCGCGGGAAAGACAAGAAGAGTCGCTACTGCCGGAAACGGTGGTACTGCTGACCAGCGGATCCGCTGCGGATCGAGTCGTGGTCTGGTAGCTGTAACGCCGGTATCGGTTGTGACGATGCCGGTTCAGCTACGAACTTAGTGACGTTTGACACTTGCGCCGGACTAGATCAAGTGGTCTACTTTCTCCCACGGGGGAAGAGTCCCAGATCTGGGACACCAGAAAACTACGTCGCACTGTCAAGTATCGAGGGGGTTGTGCCTTGCGCTGTAACAAGATGCAAGATACGTTGGTCTGTAATACAAGGAGGACCGATGAGAACCACCAGAGAACAGCTCCCCCGCCTCTCACTAGAAGTGATTGAGGCCCTGAAAGCTACGGGGGAGACTGAGGCGGATATCGCCCGGATGTACGGTGTGACACCACAGGCTGTTTCATGGCACGTCCACACGTACGGAGGCAAATTGACCGCCCGGCAGGTTATCCGCCGCGAATACCCGTTCAAGGTACCAGAGCCTCTTTCTCAGTGCACGCCGCATAAACGCCTAAGGGATCATGGCGAATACATCGCCACACGCGGCAAAGGTATGAAAGAATACAAGCTGAAACGTCTCCGGTCGTTTTACCGGATGCTTCGTGAGAACAATTGGGTTGTCGAGTTTGATCCGAACATCCCGCCTATACCCGGCGTCAGCAAACGCGGGGGTTGGGCATACAGGGAGCGCCAGGAATCCGACGAAGACCTACTCATCAGAGTCAACGAATACACAACTCTGTCCGAGATCGGACGTCATCACATCTGGCGTTTCCCGAGCGTGGAGCCCTGATAACCACCCGCCCCTTTTCTTAGAAGAATGGTTTGCACCGCATGTTCGAGATCACTTCCCGAGTTATCGGTAAGACAATCGTCCCTACTCTGAACGTGGTTAAAGACGCGTATATCCGCGCTAATACACTCGATCTGGTCCCCGGTATTCGCGGCCTCCACGTTTACCGTTCTACGTGGCTAACCGACGACAGCTACCTTTACCGGGAAGTGAAAGAATTCATCGACAGGTATTGCGAGCCCGATGCAGTCGAGCGCGAAGAGCGTCACGGCGACAAATACATCATGGGCGAAATCGGGGAATTCCTGAGCTATATTCTCCGCCGCGAATATCAGCCCGCGGACTTCAACCCGTGCCCGTTGCTCGTGGAGCTGGGCCTGGCCAAAAAGCGTCGCTGCAACGCGACCCGCAAACCTAAAGAGGAGGCAGCATCATGAGCAACATCTGGGATCAGCCGGCGTACCAACCCGGCTACTACCCGCAAGCCGACGCGGCCGCTCGTGCGGCCAAGCGGAAAGGCCGTATCGAGGGCTGGCTGGCTCTGGGAGCCATCGTGGCGCTGATCGTGCTGATGTCGATCAGCGCCGGTCACGCTCTGCTCGTGGTGCTCGGGACCGCGTACTTCGTCCCGACGATCGTCGCGTACTACCGGAAAGCCTCGCTGAAGCAGCCTGTCGCGGTGATCAACGTGTTCCTGGGATGGACGTTCATCGGCTGGGTTGTGACTCTCGCTATGGCAGTGAAGAACTGATCTATCCAGCTGATTTACACACAGCCCTAACTTGAAACGTAACTAGGATTGTGAGAGGGTCATGAGCATGGACGATAACGAGAATCTGGAAGTCTCCAAGAAGCTCATCGAGCTGTTCAACGAGCTCAAGGCCTCCGGACTCTCCGATGAGGAGATCGAGAGGTTGACTAATAAGTCTGTAGCCCGGTTCCGGTACAGGAGGGGATCTTGATTCTTACCGGGGTTACTATCGGCCAGCACCGTGCGCCCCACGGAAAGGTGCTGCACTGGCAGGTTGACGCGATCTGGGAGCTAGACGACCTATCTGGGAGCTATACGCAGACCTTGGGAGTCTTCAACTCGTTCCACGAGGCCCTGAATCTGGTCAAGTCTACTAACTTTGACCTGTCACGGGACATGGACCCGTCATGGTCGGATTACATATTTACCTATCACAAATTTACACGTAAAGGGGAAAATAATGGATAAGACTAAACTAATTGCAATGTCTACTGTCGTTCTAATGTTTGAGTGGGCACTGAACCGAAGATTCGAATTACACGAAGACTTGGACGAGCTGATCTGGTTCAGCTGCGATGAGGAGGCGGGCGAGGTAGACCCGGAGGTAGAAAACGAATTCTGGTCGGAGGGCGGGGTGTTCGACGAAATGAGGTCGTCCGTCAGGTCTCAGGTAGACGAGTATCTGGAAAAGTTCCGGGACTCCGTTTATGCGGAGCTACCCCCGTGCCCAAACGGTCATTCTCCGCGTCCGAAACTTGATTCGTAACTACCAGTACGAAAAGAAACCCACAGCCATACGGCGTGTTGTACCGCGCCGAGTACGGATTGCCGGCGCGCACCGTAGAGATTGGAGACCCGTTCAAATGATCGAAGCATACGGCAGCGGAAAGGTATCCCCCGCGGCACGCAAGCGGTACCTTGCCGCTCATGAGTCATTCCCCCGCGATGCGTTCACGCGCATAGCTGGAGGTTACAGAATGCGCGGCTACGAGTCTCAGATTGTCATGGCGCGCGCTATGGGACGAGGGTGGCATACCGGGGGCGGCGAACCTATTCACCCGTTCGACGTCGCGGGACCTGCCGAGGAAAGGCTAAGGGGCAAGTGGTGAACGAACACGATCTAGTGACCAGGCTCGCGCGCATCGCAGAGGGTGCCGCGCTAGCCCTGAAGAATAGGCACAACCGTCTAGAGATGGTCGCCGGCCCCTGGTCCAAGGGAGTCGACGCGATCGAGAAGTTCTCCGAGCGTAACAAGGACGCTCAGTGAGTGAGTACCGATACGAGAAGAAACCACGGTCGGTCTCGCAGCTGTCACAGTTCGACAAATGCCCGTTCAGCTGGAAATTGGCCAGGCATGAGCGCGTGTGGCGTAGACCAGCGGCCTGGCTTCAGCAGGGCTCAGCGGTCCACGCGGTGGCTGAGAAATACATGCTCTCGAAACTCGCCGGCTCACCGCTGACGCGCGAAGAGTGCTATGAGATCTTCAAAGCCGAGTACGCCGACGGGATCAACGAAGCTACCGAGGAGACCCCGAACCTGGGGTGGTGGTTCGCCTCCGGGCCGTACCGCGGCGCGGACGACATCGAGCGTCGCTGGGGTATCGGGCTCCAGCAGGTGGACAAGACCCTGGACTGGATCGACAACCACCAGAGCCTAGAGGTGTGGCACACACCGGACGGTACCCCGGGGATAGAGCTCGCGATCGAGTTCGAGCTCGATGGGATAGAGATCCGGGGCTACATCGACGCGGTGCTCGTGCTCGATGGTGAGGTGCTGGTGGTCGACTGGAAGACCGGACTCAAGCCCGGGGATGACTTTCAGCTCGCGGTGTACGCGCTGGCGTTGAAACAGCTGTACGGCGTCGAGATCACGCGCGGCGTGTACTTCATGGCGAAGACCGGTAAGCCGACGTATCCGTACGACCTGACGGACTGGACGCGGGAGAAGGTCTCAGCCCGGTTCCACGAGATGGAGCGGAAGTTGGAAGCCGGGGACTTCACGCCTAAGCCTGGCGCTAGCTGCGCGAGGTGCGACGTGGCGTTGAGCTGTGAATACTCTATGGCCTGAAACTTGATTCGTAACGAGAGGTAACGATGAGCAATCCATCACTAGCGACCGAGGAGCAGCTGACCGAGCTGTTCGGGGTCGATACAGACACCGTCCGACGCTGGCGCAAGCAAGGCCTTGCCGCGGTCGGGGACTACTCGCCGAAGTGGGGTAAGCCGACGCCGTTGTTCAGCGTCGCATCCGCTGCTCGGTATCACAGGAAGGGCTGAGTCATGGTCGAACGATGGACTCTTGCTGATCCGGCGCTGAAAGCGACCGTGACCAAACGGCCAGGCCCGGGGAACCTGTTGGACGTCGAGCTGGAAGACAAGAGAGCGGTTCACGAGCTCGGCGGGGTGCTGCGCGCTGCTCGCCGGGGTCTTCTCGGCGCTCCGCTGGTGAAGTTCCTCGGTACGACTGAGTCGGCGCTGATCAAAGCTACCGACAAAGTCTGGGCTGAAGAAGTCAAGGCCAAACAGGAAGGCCGCACGATCTACAACGGGTTCATAGCGAGAGGTACGAAGTGAACAGGATGGCTATGGCCGCGCTCGGAGGGTTGTCCCTAGCCGGCGCGCTGGTGTTCGGGATAAGCGCCGGGATCGCCCGGGTTATCGCTGTTGAAGACTCGACGGAGGAGGAGGAGTGAAGGATCTGACCGCGGTTCAGTACATCACGGCTCTACGGGTACTGGAGGAGCACCAGCCGGCCGAGTACTCCTGGGGAGTCGACGGATGTACGTGCAACGCCAGCGTTGAGTTCGGGCAGCAAGCTGAGCACCAGATGCGGGAGATCGTCAAAGCCCTCAGGGAGGGCTGATGCTGTCGATCATGCAGTCGATCGAGCAGAAAGGGAACGCGGGCGACCCTCTGCCTGTACCGTTCCGGTCGCTGACCAAGCAGGGCATCAACTTCCTGCGAGGGCAGCTGGCGCTGATCGCGGCAGCACCCGGAGGGGCTAAGTCGGCGTTCACGCTCGCCCTAGCGCTCAAAGGCCGTATCCCGACGTACTACCTCTCGGCTGACTCGGACGCGTTCACGCAGTCGACTCGCATCCTCTCGATGGAGCTCGGGATGCCGCTGGCTGAGTCCGCTCGGGCGGTACGCGAAGGTCAGTTGCCTCCGCAGGTGCTGACGTGGAACGCGGCCCCGGGGAACCCGCACGGTATCCCTATCCGGCTGAACTACTCGGCGCAGCCGACGCTCAAGGTCATCGAGACCTCGCTGGCCGCGTACGAGGAGACGTTCGGGAACTACCCACAGCTGATCGTGATCGACAACATCACGAATGTCATCACCGGCGTAGCCGCGAACGACGAGGACCCGTTCGGTGGTCTGGAAGTACTGATGGACTGGCTGCACGAGAAAGCCCGGGAGACCGGCGCGTGCATCATCGGTCTGCACCACGTCACCGCTGACAACAACTCCGGTGACAAGCCGATCCCGCTGTCGGGGATCAAGGGGCAGATTGGTCGCGTACCCGAGCTTGTAGCCACCTTGCACCGAGTCCCGTCGACGTTCGGCGGGGACACGCTGAGGGTGTCGGTGGTCAAAAATAGGTCAGGAAGAGCCGATCCATCGGGCCGGCTGTACGCCGAGCTGAAGTTCGACGGCTCGAAGATGGAGATTAAGGATTTTTGATGCCCGATAACTTGATTCGTAACGAGGAGATCGAAGGTCCCGGAGTGCCTAACGACGTCACGGTGTTCACCACCGGCCCTGATTGTTTCAAGTGCACGCTCACCAAGAACGCGCTGACCCGAGGCGGTGTGGAGTTCCGGGAGGTCCGGCTGGACAAGGACCCCGAGGCTCTGAAGCTGGTGAAGCAGAAAGGCTACGAGACCGCTCCGGTGGTTCACGTCGCCAGCACCGGCGCGTGGTGGGACGACTTCCGGGCCGACAAGATCCGGGAGCTGATCAAAGGAGTGAAGAAGTGAACCCTGAGCTGCGTGCTGTACTCACAGAAGCCCTCGCCGGACACCAGCCGGAGAATTACGGATTCAACTGCTCGGGGTGTGACTGGGAACCGGCCAACCCAGCCGTCACCGACGCCGCCGAGTTCGCCGCGCACCAACTTGACGCTCTCGATACGGCTCCGGGTGTGGCGGTAATCCAACTCCCCGAACCGTACTTTGTGCATTCTGCTACGGATGATGTGAACGGCTATGCCGACTGGGAGTATCCGCACGGGTCAATCGCAACCACGGATGACGGCACGATCATGTGGGGGAAGTGGCACATCACGGACCCTGAGAAGGTTCGAGCTGCCGCTGCCGCACTCCTCGCTGCCGCCGCTGCTGCGGTTGTGGCTGCAGGGGAGGAAGCATGAGCGACCCGGTAACCCGCGCCGAAGCAATCGCCGCTTACGCCGCCACACCTTGCACCACATGCCGACACCCGTCATCGCATCACTCGGACATCGGAACTTGTGAAGCGTGTGGTTGCGAATCATTCGAGGAGGAGCCATGAGCGGCGACGCGCAGAAGATCATGATCGCGGTTCAGCGCCGACACCGGCGGACGTTAAACCTGGAAACTGGACACTCCCACTGCCAGGGTACGCGGGTGGGTGAATGTGATTTCCGCGACGGTTCGCTCGACGATTTCGAGGCCCACGTCGCCGCCGAGATCGACAGAGCCCTCGGAGGACTCAGGCGGGAAACCCGCGTAATCGAGAGCATCTTCGAGCTGGGCGTGCCAGAGCCTGCAACCCGATTCGTTACCCACTGGATGGAGATACCTGATGAGTGATGTTGTTGAGCGCGCCAAGGCTGCGCTGGTCGACTACGAAGTGGCGAAGGGGTCTCGGGTCGCGGTCGCACCGGGCCGGTCCTACCGGCTGCTCGCCGAATTGGTGGCCGAGGTTGAGCGGCTACGGGCAGAGAAGCTTGGACTGGAAATCTCGGAATCCAATCTGCTTGTCGAGCTGCGCAACGACCTACGGACTCTTTGGAGGAAGCGTGAACCCTGAGTTGCGTGCTGTACTCACAAAAGTCCTCGGGCGGCACGAGTTTGTCCCCGCAAGTTTCATCGCGGACCCGAAACCGGCGCACTGCGCCTGCGGTGAGTGGTGCGATAGCGGACTCTGGCAAGCGCGTGTTCGGCACAACTTCCTGGAGCATTTCGCCGAGGAAATCGACAAAGCCCTCGGAGGACTCACCCGTGAAACTGTTCCCGCCCGCTGGGTGTCGGGATGGAGCGAGGCATGAGCATCGAGCAGCTGATCGCGTACTCGATCATCGCGTGGGGCGCAGGTCTGTGGCTGGTCGGGTGGCTAGATGGCGGCGGCTAAGAAACCGCGTCGCTGCGTCGACTGCCGAGACGCGGGTAGGCCGCTCACACGGCCCGCACCTCACCCGGGGCCGCGCTGCGCTACGGACTGGCGACTGAAGAAGTCAGACCGTAGGGAGACGGCCAGGGAGCAACGTCTGATCGATACCTACGACATCGACCTGGATGAGTACGACAAGATCAAGGCTCATCAAGGAGGCAAGTGCGCTATCTGCCGTATCGCCACCGGAGCCAGGCGCGCACTCGCCGTCGATCACGACCATGCAACGGGTTACATCCGGGGCTGTCTCTGTAAGCCCTGTAACGTAATGCTGGGCCGCGCAAGGGATTCCACGGAGTTCTTCGAGCGCGCTATCGAGTATCTGAAGAGCCCGCCCGCGTTCGCGGTGATCGGGAAACGGATCGCTCCGATCGAGCGAGAGAAGCTTTCGGCACGCGCCGAACTTGACACGTAACCACTAGGAAGGAAACACCATGAACCATCCCGTACCAACCGCCCGCCCGAACCTGATCCGTCAGCAGGTCCTGGCCGCGCTGCTCAACCCGAAGACCTACAAGCTCGCCCGGAACGTCTCGGAAGAGAACATCGACCGCACGGCCCGGAGGTGGGGCAAGTGAGCTGGTTAGCGGTCGCGGCGTTCTGGCTCATTCTGACCGGACTTGGCACGCTCTTCTCGATCGCCGTGGCGATCGCTGGTGTCGGCGAAGACCTGGCCTGGTTTTGGTCGGGGATCGCAGGCACAGCGGTGCTCGGCACGGCCGCATCCCTGCTGTGCGGAGTGGTGTTCTGATGGCCGGCTGGATGAAGATCGAGGCGTTCATCAAGGTCGATCCGACGGTGGACACCGAGGACGTCTACAACCTGATCGACGAGACGCTCAAGCGCGAGTTCCCGTACCACGAGGGCATCGAAGTGTACGAGGTCGTCCGGTGGAACCTTCACAAACGCTGATCGCGAAGGTCATCGAGCGCCTGGCCCCTGACTGGGTTCCGCCCGAGGACACGGGCCGGGTGTGGATTCCCTGCCTCTGCTGGGCCCACGAGGAGTCGCGGCCGTCTGCCGCGGTGTCGTACCAGCTGAACGCCTTCAACTGCCTCGCTTGTTCGGCGCGGGGCAACGCGATCACGTTGCTGATGACTTACGAGGAGGTGAACTATCAAACAGCAGTCGAAAGAGTACAAGAGCTATCTCCTTCAGGCGTCGCAGCGTTATCACAAAGCGCTGGCTGGGTCCGCGGCCGAGGAGTATCTGGCAACCCGCGGGCTGACCGCGCCGGCTATCGCAGAGGCGGTGACGCAGTTTCGCCTCGGGTACGTGGAGGAGCCGCTGCCGGGTCACGAGATGTACAAAGGGATGCTCGCTATCCCTTACCTGCGATGGGCTCCGGACGAGCGGTGGCAGGTGGTCTCGCTGAGGTTTCGTCGCCTAGACGCCGCCGAGGGTAAACCGAAGTACCTGACCGTCCCGGGCGACACCGGACGGCTGTACAACACGCTGGCGCTGCTGCAACCGGCTCAGCGCGTCGGGATCGCGGAGGGCGAGATCGATGCGTTGACAGCGTCTGTCGCGGGGCTCCCCACGGTCGGGGTCCCCGGAGCGCAGGCGTGGAAAGAGCACTTCCGCGAACCGTTCCTCGGATACCGGGAGGTGCTGATACTCGCGGACGGTGACGACGCGGGGATGCAGTTCGCCGAGACGGTGGCGGGTGTTCTGCCCAACGCCAAGATCATCCCGATGCCCGATGGCTCGGATGTCAACGACCTGGTGCTCAGCCAGGGAGTACAAGCACTGAAAGACAAGGTAGGGATATGACAGAAAGCATCCTGGAAGAGGCGCAACGCCTGATCCACGGACCTCGCAACAAGAACTACGGGCACCCCCGGGAGAACTTCGCCGACATCTCCGCGTTGTTCTCCGCGTACCTGGAGCGCCCGATCACTGACCTCGACGTCGCGAACCTGATGATCCTGGTCAAGGTGGCCCGGGTGAAGGGTACGGGGTATCACCGGGACTCTTACACCGACATCGCGGGTTACGCCGGCTGCGCCGAGCGGATCTACGAGGAGCCGGTAGAGGAGGACGGTCAGCCCACCCTGTTCGATCTTCCGCTGCCCGACGACTTGATTCGTAACGAGAACGAGGACTCGCTGTCTTGGGTGGATGCGCTCAACGACATCACGTACTCGGACGGCGAAGACGAGGACGCTCTCGTGGATCTGGACGAGCCGAGGGTGTGGAAGCGAATCCAGGACGTCCCCACGGATGTCGTCGTGCGTGATGCTGATGGGGACACGTTCCACTGGGTGGATGGGGAGCTGTACATCGGCGACTTCCCTTGGGGCTGGGTCTCGTCGACCTTTAACGATTCGGTCGGCCCGTTCACCGAGGTCGTCGAGTGAGCGACTACCACGAGATCTACCGCGAGGTCGAAACCCCTCATAGCGGCATGTCCTTATACATCGACCTCGACACCGTCACCTACACATCTGTCACCAACGCGATAAACGCGTTGGACGACGTCTACCGATCAGTACGCGCGGAGCTATCCCTCCTCGCAGAGAAGGGAACCAAATGACTAAACGAATCGTCTTTCTACCCGACACTCAGTTGCCTTTCGAGGCGCGCAAAGAGATGCAAGCGGTCATCCGCTTCATCGGGGATGTCCAGCCGTACGGCGTGGTACATATCGGTGACGTCCTAGACCTGCCGCAGCCATCGCGCTGGAATCGGGGAACCAAGGGCGAGTTCGAGGGTTCGGTGTACCGCGACGCGGACTACGCCAAGAAGAACCTGATGGAGCCACTGCGCAAGGTCTACGACGGCTGGATCGGGATGCACGAGGGCAACCACGATCTGCGAGCCCGCGAGTACCTGGCCAAGAACGCCCCGGCCCTGGAGGGTACGCACGCTTTCGACATCGACGTGCTGCTCGACTTCGACGGGTTCGGTGTGGAGCTGCTGCCTGACTTCTACGACATCGCTCCGGGCTGGATCTCCACTCACGGGCACATGGGCAAGATGACGCTATCCCAGATCGCCGGATCGACAGCGCTCAACGGTGCCAAGAAGTTCGGCAAGTCCGTGGTCTGCGGCCACACGCACCGGCAGGCTGTCGTCTCGCACTCGTTCGGGTACGGCGGCTCGGTCCGCAAGACCGTCACCGGCATGGAAGTCGGGCACCTGATGGACATGAAGAAGGCCAACTATCTAAAGGGCGGAGCTGGGAACTGGCAGATGGGCTTCGGGATGCTCACGGTCGACGGCAAGCATGTCAAGGCTGAGATCGTCCCGATCCTGGGAGGCAAGTTCACCGTTGACGGCCAGGTCTGGGAAGTCTGACGCCGTGGCCTTGACACGTAACGGGAACGTTCTGCCGTACCTGCACTTCGAAGCCCGGTCCCGGGAGATTCCCCGGGTCGAGCTGATCGAGGTTCTGGTCGAGGAGACCTACGCCAAGCGCAGTCTGGAGCCGGTGAATGGATGACTCTCTCCTGGACAAGCGCCTCAGACGAGGCGCGAAGTCCGCAGGGGTGGAGTGGTCTCTGACCGCCGATCAGCTGGAAGACCTGACCGGGGACCTGTGGGTCGCTGTTCTGGAGAAGTCGTCGCGGATGACCGCGGCTACGCAGCCGTCGGAGGGCGAGGCTATCTCGTTCCTGCGCCGTCACGCGTATCAGATCCTGAGCGAGTCCGCGTTCGCGGACGACCTAGCCCGGGGTGACTGGGACTACTCGTCGGAGTCGATCAAAGACGCGCTCAAAGGCCGATCGGACAACGTGTACCTGATGGAGGTGATTCCGCAGGCTGTCTCCCAGCTCGTGGATCGCCACCCGCCGTACGCCGAAGCGCTCAAGGTTCGGTACATCGACGGGGTGGTTCTGCGGGACCAGGCCGCCAAGGACCGGCTGAAGAACGCTCACCGCGCGGTGCTCGAAGAGGTCCACAAGGTCATCAAGCAGACCGACGACCACGACGGCCCGGGCTCACGGTCCAAGGTGTTCCCGGACTCGATCCGGACACACAACGGCCCGGGTGACCCTGTCGGGGAGATGGCTACTCGTCTCGCTGACGACGGGTGGAAGTCAGCCGGCGAGGACGGTCTGACGTACCGGGAGCTGTTCGACCTGGCTACCGCCGAGCAGGTGACCTCCAGTGCTCCGAAGCATCGCCGGGCGTGCCCGGTGTGCCACCACATAGTGCCGATCAGCTCGGGACGGTTCAGGGACCACCTGATCCCGTCTTGCGCAGGGTCAGGGGCTGTCGCGTGAACATCTTCGACGGCCAGTTCAGCGGTATGCCCGGCGTCGACATGTACCGAGCGTGGGTGACGCCTGAGCTCTACCCCAACAAGAAGCGGGCTCTCATAGAGAACTGGGACCCGCAAGATATCGAGATGTACGTAGGAAGGGCAACGCATGACTCGTGATGACGAGGCATACCAGCAGATGCTGGCTGACGGCGTGATCAAGGAGGCACGTATCACTCTGGAGATCGGGGACGAGAAGCTCATGTCCATAGCCACCTACGGCCCCGACTTCGAGAGCAGCCCGAGGTTCAAGCCATCGGCTTCCAGCAACCTTCTGCACGCCATGTTCACAGGGCTTGTGGAGCGGGGCTATCTGGACAGGGACTGGGCACCGGCGCTGACCCGCCCGATCGACTGATGGCCAAGAAGCTAGACCCGAAGAATCCGAAGCATCAACGGGCTGTAGCCAGGTTCCTGATCGAGTTCATCGAGGAACTAGACGAGACACCGAGTTCTTACTGGCTCGGTCAGTCAGCACGACTGTGCTCCGCGCGTGCGGCGCACTTGACACATAACAACCGGAAGGAAACCGAATGACTGTCACCACCGATCCCTGGGCCTCGAACGACAACGGCCCCGAGCAGCCTGTCGCCACCACCGCTCCTGCAACCACCGTGGTCAACAACAGCAGCAACGTGGCACCCGGCGAGGGCAAGATCGTCACCACCCTGAAGGGCGGCCGGGACTACGACGCGCCGTGGATCGTTATCCACGCTTCGTCGGTCGAAGAGTCCGACGCTCTGCTGGATGCGAAGTTCAAGGACTACATGGACAAGGTGAAGAAGGTCGCCGCGGCGTTCGCGGGCGGATCAGCTGCACCGGCTCCCGCGCAGTCCTCGGGCGGCGGGTACCAGCGCCAGGCTCCGCAGGGTGCGCAGGAAGCTCCGGAGTGGGCTCCGCCGAAGCCGTACGACGACTTCGTCTACAAGACCGGGGTGTCGAAGAAGACCGGCAAGGTCTGGCACGCGTGGATGCCTCCGACCAAGGATGACGGCCGCGACGCCAAGTTTTTCTATGCAAATTAACTTGACGCGTAACCACCTAGGAGGGTGTAATTGAGCGAGGAAATCAAGGTTCCGAAGTTCATGGTCATGCTCCAGAACGGGTTGTTCTGGACGTTCCCGGACGACTGCGAGCACAACATCAGCGGTGACGAGCTGACAGTCGACTTCGGGGAGGGGGAGTACCGAATCTTCCCGATCAAGAACAACATCGCCTACTACGGCCGGGTGATGGTCAAGGAAGAAACCCCGGAGGGGCAGATCCGACGGGAGCTGGGGCTGTGAAGAAGTTAGTTGCAGCCGCGCTCCTGGCTCTGGGAGTGGTCGCCCTGACAGCCTGCGAGGACGACTCCGACGGCGGTCCGAGCGGCGTAATCATCGTGGGCGGCGTGCCTTATTTTTACTGACCACGACTTGATACGTAACCACTAACGAAGGGAGGGGCGGGTGAAGCAACACCGCTACCAGATCAAGGACGAGACAGTTCTGGTCAACGTCGTAGAGCACGAGGATGATCTCGACGGGTTCGAGAGCTTCATCCGCTCCAACCTCCGGATTCTCGGCCTCGATACCGAGACCACGGATCTGGGGATCTACAAGCCGGACTTCGGTATCCGGCTGATCCAGTTCGGTAACCCGTGGGAGTCGTGGGTTCTGCCGGTGGAGCGGGGCGGTGTGTTCGTAGGAGCCGCCGTCACCGCTCTGCAGAAGGTCCAGCGGTTCGTGATCCACAACGCCGCGTTCGACCTCCAGGTGATCGAGCGGACGCTCGGTGTGCCGATGGAGCAGATGTGGCCGAAGGTCGAGGACACCAAGATCTACTCGCACCTGGTAGATCCCCGGGCCTACAAAGAAGGTGGGACCGGTCACAAGCTGGAAGAGCTGACGAAGTTCTACATCGACCCGGTGACCGCCGAAGAGGTCAAAGCCTCGATGGCTCGCCTGGCCAAAAAGCACAAGACCACCAAAGACAAGATCTGGGCTCTGGTCGACCTGGACGACCCGGACTACGAGCTGTACGCCGGCATGGACACGATCCTGGTGTCCCGGCTGCTGGGCAAGGTCGCCCCGCTGGTCCCGGAGTCGTCGCACAAACTGATCCCGTACGAGCACAAGCTCGCCGAGGTGATGTCGTACGTCGAACGCACCGGGTTCCTGCTGGACGTCGACTACTCGGAGAAGCTGTCCGCGGACATGCTGCGGAAGTCCGAGCACTACACCGCGGTAGCTCGGTACGCGTACGGGGTCGACTCGGTGAACTCAACCGAGAAGCTGGCTGACGGCCTGGAGCGCACGGGAGTGAAGATCAAAGGCCGCACGACCACGGGTAAGCGCCAGGTGAACGCCGAGCTGCTGGAAGCTCTGGCGGAGGAGGGCAACGCGCTGGCGAAGGCTGCGATCGAGGCGAAGAAGTGGGGTTCCTGGGAGAAGACCTGGGTCCGCAACTTCATCGAGCGGCGGGACGCCAACGACCGGGTCCACCCGGGGATCAACCCGCTACAGGCGCGTACAGGACGCATGAGTACGTCTAACCCGTCGGCTCAGAATCTGCCGTCGGGAGATTGGATGGTCCGCCGCTGCTTCCTGGCGGACCCGGGGCAGATCATCGCGTCGGTGGACTACCGCGCTCAGGAGCTCCGTGTTCTGGCCGCGTTGTCCGGCGATCAAACGATGCTCCGGGCTTTTGAGGAGGAGTCCGACCTGCATCAGGTGACCGCGGATGCTGCAGGCGTGGATCGGAAAATCGGCAAGATGGCCAATTTTCTTGTGTGCTACGGGGGAGGGGCGGGCAAGCTCGCCACCAACGCAGGTATCACCTTCCCCGAGGCCAAGAAGGTCCTGGAGGTCTTCGCGACCACCTACCCAGGCGTCGACACGCTCAACAAGCGGATGCAGCAGGAGGCCGGCTCGGCAGGCTTCATCACGACGCCCACGGGGCGTCGCCTGCCGGTCGACCCAGACCGTGCCTACTCAGCGCTCAACTATCTGATCCAGAGCTCGTCACGTGACGTTACTGGCGCGGCTGTACTGCGCCTGCACGAGGCGGGCTTCACCCCGAACATGCGGCTCGTCGTCCATGACGAGGTGCTGCTGTCCCTCCCGGAGGCCGACGCCGAGGCGGCAGTCAAGGAGGTGGGTCAGATCATGGAGCAGCGCATCGGCCCGGTGCTGGTGAATACCGATCCCGAGGTCACAGGTAAGTCCTGGGGCAGCGGATACATGGATGCAGAGACGATGGCTCAGCACGACGCCGAGCTCCGTTCTCGCGGCTTCTAACTTGATTCGTAACGGAAGGAACAACATGGAATTTCAAGAGTTCTGCGACCGCATTTACCAGGTGTTCTCGCAGACCACCGGTGCCGAGAACCGGTTCTGGTCGGTGACGAAGATCGTGCACGGTGACGACGAGCTTTTCGAGGTGTACGCGGTCGGCGAGGACGAGGACGACCCCTGGTTCATAGGCACCTTCAACTCGGAGGTAGACGCCGACTTCACCGCGTCGATCCACGGCGCTATCGCGGACATGGTGCGCCGGTCGATGGAGGCGATCGACGACGCGGCTCGGCTGGAGCTGGAGCGAGACAACCTGATGGGCCGGGTCTTCGACCTGGAGCTGGAGATCCAAGGGCTCAAGAGTGAGCTGGGCCGTTACGAGGGGGCGGAATGAGTAAGCACGAGTACGTCGGATTCACCGTGGGGTTCGAGTGTCTGGTGAAGCGATGGGAGCAGGGCGCTGTCGCCCGTCGGCTGGGCCTGCGCTGGTCGACCAATGGCGTGGGGGGCAGGCACCGGCTTCCGGAGATCAAGCTTTCCCGACGCGAGTACTCGGACGGACTCGTGTACTGGAGCGATGCTCATCAGTCATTCTTCCGCCGAGACGACAACCTCCCCTCGGGGTGGGCGCAGCGCATCTACCCGCGTGTAGCTGCCAGCTTCAGGACCGCGGAATGAAGCGGCCGGCGGACTGGGTCGTGGTCCGGATGCTCGACCACTGCGTCACGCTCCGGCACGTCTGGGAGGTCGTGAGGGGATGGTTCCGGTGAGCACCCCTGCTCCGGTTGTCATCGACCCGCGTTTCCGTGCCGGCGACGCCTACCGCGACACAGACTCCGCCGAACTAATCCGTGACGGGTCAGGCAGGTGGCGTACGAGCTGGGGACTCTGGGTTATGTCGGACCAACACCTTACCTCAGAAGGCGGGTGGCTCTACCTAGAAGAGCCTGGGGTATGGCGTCAGCATCGATGCGCGTGCGGTCATGGGCGGGAGTCCCACTACATATGGAGATACGAGGGGGACCCTCAGCCTTGCGCCGAGTGCGGGTGTGCGGGGCTGGAACTTCCCAGGGGGTGCTTCCGATGACTCCGATGGAGCGCTACCTGCGCCTCCTGCAGACGGTCCTCGCCTGTCTGGAGGAGCTGCTCGGGCCGTGGGAGCTCCCCGACGACCCGTTCAATCCGGACGACTGGGATGACGTGATCGTCAGGAGCTCGAATTGATCGCCCCGGCCCGCACTGGCTGGGGCCAGGACCCAACGAAGTGGTTGCTGTACCAGAGCTCGTACGGGCTCTGGCAGGTGGTCCCTCCGATCGGCTCGTTCTACGGCGTTATCACGTTCCATCCGGACTACGAGTCGGCACGGGCCGACTTCATCAGACAAACAAGGAGGCCATAGTGGCAAAAGCAGAAAACAGCATCACCGTCAAAGTAATCCCTGTGATCCTCACACCCGAGGAGGTGCGGCAAAAGATCGTCGACGTCATCTCCGACTGGGTCACGATCTACTCCTGTGACGCCGAGCAGGTGGCTGCCGATATCCTGGAGGGGATCACGCTCGTCCAGATGGAGGCGGACGAGTGAGCAAGAAGACGCAGAAGAAGGCGAAACCTTTGCAGGTCGAGGATTGGCAGGTAGACCTCCTCCACATGCTGCACGTGCTGGTCGAGCAGACGAAGCCGAAGACGTCCACCGTCTCGCACGCGATGGCCCGATACACCCCGGAGCAGCTGGCCATGATCACCGACCGCCTTACCGAGGCGGTGGATCTGCTGAAGATCATCTCGACGCAGACCCGTCAGTCAGAGGTGATTGCGGTGCGTCAGCATGACGATCCGGAACTGCAGCGTCGTAAGGTGAGTTCGGCTCAGGAGATCGAGGCCATCCGCGCCGAGGAGGCCGAGCGCTACCACGCCTACCGTGACAAGCCTCTGCAGCCGTACGTGCGGGTCCACGAGGCCCCGTAAACCCCTCTAGCACCCACGCTGACGGACTCAGCAGTACAACTGAATAGAGACTACCGGAGAAGCCCTCTGCGAGCCCTAGCGGCCCGTAGGGGGCTTTTCTGCGTTTACGAGGTCTAGAGCCGCGCCCAGCCTCAGATGCTGCTCATACTCCTGCAGATCCCCGAAGTCGATCGTACGAGTCAGGCCGCCTCGGACGTCGAACGTCAGCCGAACGTTCATCGACCGGAGCCAGGTGTTCTTACCCGCGGTGTCCTGATCCCGCCACCAGTCCCCGAACCTCTGCCCGGTCTCGCGCCACTCCCAGCCCGACGGGCGAGCCTCTAGCCCTTCCAACTCCTCCTGCCGCGCGGCCAGCGCCGCGATACGAGCATCCAGCGCCTCGCGCTGCGGAGACCCGGCCCGGTACGCCGGGGAGCCGATCAGCGACGTCAGGTCCACCAGCTCCGCGTTCACCTCCGCGAGTTCTACCGCTGAGTCCGAGCCGGCTACCCAGACTTTCTCCAGACGCTCCGCGTCCCCGAGCAGATCCAGCACCTGCTCCTCGCAGAACGCGTCCCACTCGGCCATCGCGACCGTGCCGTTCCCGCAGTGCTTCGGGAACCCCATCGAGCGGCAGCGGTAGCGCGGGTGCTTGCGTCCTCCCCCGGCGAACTTGTACGCGGGCTCCCCGCACACCGCGCAGAACAGCACCCGCAGCAGCAGCGACGGGGTAGACACCGCGGGCTTGGTCCGGTCGGTCTTCACGAGCTCGGCGCGCAGCGCCTCCAGCTGCTCACGGGTCAGGATCGGCGCAGCCCGCACCAGCGGGGCTCCGTCGTCGTCTCGGACGGTCTTACCGTTCAGAGTCGCGTACCCGAGCATCGCCTCGGAGATCAGCGAGCGCTTCAGCGCGGTAGCCGACCACTCCCGCCCCTGCGGCTCGCGGCCTTGCAGCTTCGCGAAGTAGTCCTTCGGCGACAGGACACCACGCCGGTTCAGGTCGTGGGCCACCAGGTGCAGCGGCTCGTGGTTGTCGACGACGCGGTGATACACCTCGAGGATGCGCTCGCGCTGCACCGGGTCCGGCACCAGCCGCCACTCCCCGTCCACGCGCGTAGGCAGGTAACCCCACGGCGGCAGGGAGCCGCGGTATTTCCCGGCGCGAATATTGAAATGCGCAGCCGAACGGTTCCGCTCTTTGATCGCTTCTAATTCCATCTGCGCCACCGTTCCCATAAGCGCGATGACGACCGCCGCGAACGGCGTCGTCGTGTCGAAGTGGGCTTCGGTCGCGGAGACGACCAGCTTCTTGTGGTCCTCCGCCCAGTGGACCAGCTGCTGAAGATGCCGGATCGAGCGGGTCAACCGGTCCACCCGGTACGCCACGATGACGTCGAACGGTTGCTCCTCGAACGCTAGCCACCGGGCCAGGTTCGGTCTGCGCTTCCGGTCGAACGGATCGACCGCTCCGGAGACGTCCAGATCCTCCGCTACCCCGACGACGTCCCAGCCGCGCTGGGCGCAGAGCTGCCGGCAAGACTCCAGCTGACGCTCCGGTGAGGTCGTAGCATCGGTGACGCGGGACAAGCGGATCACGACGAGAGCTCTCATGGGTTTGTACCGTACACCACTGAGACCGCGGTGGTTGACCGGACAAACCACGAAGACACAGGTCATCACGGCCACGCCCACTGAAAACAAACGCGATCCCATCGGAGATGGGTCGCTGAGCGATCAGGTCCCCTGAACGCGAAAAAGCCCCCTACCTAGCCTTCGCGGGCCGGGTAGGGGGTTTCTTGGTATTCGGGGTTAGATCACCACGGATCGGTGGTCTCGGTCTTGCCGCGGCCTCCGCCGCAGTGGCGCTGGCACTTGTAGACGTGCTTGGTGCCGTCCATCTTGTACGAGCCGTCGGCGTGCTTGGCGTAGGTCCAGTCAGCGCTGGCTCCGCCGGAGCCGGTAGCACAGGCGTGCTTGTAGATCTGACCGTGACCGAAGCCGTGGTTCGAGCAGTGAGCCGGAGCAGCCTGGGCGATCGGCGCGATACCGAGCCCGAGACCAGCCGCGAGGATGCCCGCGGCAGCGATAGTGCGTAACATAACAGTGCCTTCCTGTTGGTGGGTGTGCGACCGACGGGGTTGGTTTCTCAGGCCTTAGCCCCGCCGGTCGTTCTCTCGCAGGCGACTTTACTCGTAACCGGGTTACGTGTCAAGCGCGAGTCATTCCCACTCGATCAGGACGTATCCGTCACCGCCCGCTCCGCCGTAGCGACGAGCATTAGTCCTATGACCGCCACTTCCGCCACCGCCTCCGCCGTATTTACCTCCGTTACCGCCGTGACCGGTGGTTGTGGACCCGCTGTTGTTGCCACCGCCACCGCCTCCTCCAGCGCCTGGGTTACCGCCGGTTTGGTCGGCGGCGCTGGACCCGTTGGCCCCGGCACCGCCCCGCGCCCCTCCGGTACCGACCGCGGAGTTACCTCCTCTGCCCCCGGGAGTCTGGCTATTAGAGTCCGAAACCCGGCCGCCTCCGCCGCCGCCCGCACCTGCACCGCTCGGGTTATCTCCGCCATCTTCCGCAGAGCCTGACGACGCGGCCCCCTTACCCCCGGGCGCGCCGGGGATAACGACGGCCCCGGCAACCCCGGAGGCGACGCTCGTCAGGCTTCCAGCGCCCCCGGACACCTGCGTACTGCTACCGGACAGCGCGATCGCGCCGCGCGCCCCTCCTCCTGCGATCAGCGACACAGATCCGGACAAGAACGAGGACGATCCCCCGTCCTCACCGCCAAATCCTGTCGAGCCTCCACCGGTATTCGCCCCGCCGAGTCCTAAGACGACGCTGTAGGAGGAACCCATAGCCTCGCGAGGCACCCACACGCGGGGAATCTTTGCCCCACCCGCTCCGCCGCCGCCGCCGCGGCGGTAGGTATCATCGAAACTCTGGTAGCCCGCACCGCCCCCGCCTCCGCCGCCGACCAGGGTCACCCAGCAGCCCGAAGCACCCTCGGGCACCGGCTCGTCGGAGAGGTTCGTGTAGCCAGGGTCTTCGCTGGAGATCGTGAACGGGGTGAAGTCCGGAACCGGAGGCCAGATCTTCATCGCGCCGACGTAGACCTTCGCCGCAGCACCCCCGACGAACACACCGACAACGTCGAGGCCACCGACCTTCAGACTCATTCGATGACCACGTAGATCGTGTCAGGGTCCGGAGACCCCAGCTCGTCGTAGTCCTCCTGGGAGATCACCAGGATCGACTTACCGTCGAGCGCGTCTTGCATCGCGTTGTGCTCCGAACCCAGCTGGTTCAGAAACGCCGCGTCAACCTGCTGACCGACACCGTCTGTCCAGTTCTCGGGAAGTGCCATGCGTGCTCCTTAGAAGCGGATAAACCCGTCGGTAGGCCAGATCACACGGATGTCCGACCCGTTCGGGATGACGAATTGGTAAGTAGGGGAGTCGTGATACGACAGCAGCGTCGACGTAGACGAAGTACCGGTGTGCTTGTAGACGATGACCGCCTCACCCGTGTCACCCGTAACTTCGGGGAACACCGTCGGGTCAGCCTTCACCCAGCCGGCGGAAGTCACCGACTTACCGGTCAGGCTCTCCGAGACAGCGATGATCGCCCCGGACGGGATGTTCGCCAGCGTCGTGTGCGACGTCAGGTTCACGGTGTAGTCGTCGGCGTCGATCATCAACGCCCGGATGTCGTCGTTCAGCCAGTCGATATCGCCTCTGGCTGCCGCAGCACGGCAGCTGTTGTAACGAGCAGAAATCTCTTGTCTCCTTAGATCTCGAACGGCACGTCAGCCGGGATCTGGTTGTCACCGGTGGACTCGACCGTCAGGTACAGCGTCGGGTCACGGACCTCGTCCTCGTCCTCAGCAGGATCAGGACGGAAGATCCAGTCCCGGTGACCGGTGGACTCGGGGTTCAGCAGGTAAGCGATCTGGTAGAACAGGTCGACCGCATCGGCGTGGGCCGAGAAGTTGTTCAGAGTCACCGCGATGACCGATCCGTCTTCGGAGTTGTAGAAGATGACCGCGATGTAGCCGCCGAGGTTGCCGACCCAACCCTGCCACGCTCCCCAGCAGATCGAGTTCAGACCGAACCCCATCCAGCCCGGACCCTGATGAGGTCCTGCAGGCTCGTACTCGACGTACGTCGTGAAGATCTCTTTGCGGAGCTGCTGCATCTCCTCGGACAAAAACGTCCCGTCGTACAGCGCTTTACCGAACCGAACGAAGTCCTCTATGTTCCCGGCGAGAGAACCGGCAGCCCCCCGACCACGAGGTCGAGACCGCGGTGAACTCCAGGTCCTGGGACGTCGGGTAGCCGAGGAATGCCGCGAGGAACGCGAACGGCCCGAGGATCGCTTGGATCTGCGGCAGCGCCAGGTTCGGGGTCCAGCCCCGGACATACGGCGGGTTCATGTAGTTCGTCGTCGGCCAGTGCAGCGACGGCATATCGACCTCGGACTGCCACTCTTGCACGACGATCTGATCGACCGTCCGGCCGTCGTTGTAGACGGACTCCAGGACCTTGCCCAGCAGCCACGAGGCTGCGTTCGAGTACGACGAGCCCTGACCCGGCGCGAAGTTCACCACCGAGTTACGGATGTAGTTCAGCGGGTCGAACGAGTTGGTCGGGCTGAGGAAGTACGTCTGCTGGACCGCGGGGTCTGTCATCCAGTCTTTGAGCCCGTCCTGGAACAGCAGCAGCTGCCGGATCGTGATCTGGTCCCCGTTCGGGACGCCGGTGACGAACTGGGAGAGCGTGTCGTCCCAGTCCAGCAGCCCGTCATCGATCGCTTTGAGGATCAGGGTGTGAGTGAACATCTTCGAGCACGAGCCGTACCGGAAGTTCTTCTCCAGCGTCAGCGGAGTGTTCGAGGTGCGGTCCCCGCCGTACGCTTTGTAGTATGACCCGGTCGGGGTCTCGACCCCGATGATCGCGCCGTCAGCGACCTTGCCCGACGTCGGTTTGATCTTCGCCGCTACCAGCGCATCGATCTGCGCCCGGACCACCGGGTCCAACGGGTCAGCCGGAGACAAAGCGTCGGTGACAGCTTCCGCCTCCAGCTCAGCCAGAGTCTTGGGCAGCGACTCGTTACCCGCCATGTCGATAGCGGTGACCGTGATCTGCTCGGAGTAGTCGGTGCCCGGAGTCAGGCCGGTGATAGTCACCGACCCGAGCTCCGTAACCGGGGATGTGTTCTGGCGTACGCCGTTGCGGTACACGTTGTAACCGCGAAGTCCGCTAGGCATCGTCGACAGCTCCCGAGGGTGTGATAGTGATCGAGGTGGACGTCGCAGACACGTCGACGTGCAGCGCGGAGGTGTTCGGAGGCGTCACGTCGCCTTCGCCGTCGCCCACGACCTCGCCAGGCAGAGCGCCCTTGCGGAACTGGACAGCCGCGCATGCGGGTCCACCGGGGCCACCTTGGGTGTAGATACCGAGCCAGTGACCGCCGTTACCGCCGCCGCCAGGCTTGGTGCCTGCGCCGCCGTACGCGTGCTGGTCACCGCCGGAGGCCAGCTTCAGGCCGTTGTATTCGACTTCCTCGATGCCTTTACCGACCGGCTTGCCGAGCGCCACAGGGCGCTGACCGGAGCCGTTAGAGCCGTTGGCAGCGGACACCTCGAACCCGGGGATCGACAGCTCAGCGCCGTCCCACTCCAAGATCGTGGTGGTACCGGAGAAGTGCTCACCACGGGTCCAGGTCACGGTGTTGACGCCGCCAGGCAGGCCCGGGTTGCCGTAGAACCCGAGGAACCCGTCGGCACCCTCGCCGCCCTTACCGGTGACGATCGCGTCGATGCGGTCGCACCACGCCGGGACAGGGATAGCTACAGGCTTCTCGAAGAACTCGACCTGCGGGTCGTGGTGATCCGAGCCGGTGCCGGTGTCCACCGCGATACCGACGCGGGGGACGTTGTCGGTCCAGGCGACGTCGGCTTTGTCCAGCGTGGCCGGGGGAAGAGAAGGCGTCGACAGCGATCGGGTAGCCCCGACGTTGCCGATCGGAGCGCCGTCGTTGTCCGGGAGGTTGAAGTCCCGGCCGCGCATCGTGTGCGTGCCGCCGACGGCGATGAACTCGTACGCCAGCAGGTCGCCGGCTACAGCCGCGATCGGAGTAGTGAGTTCGTACGCCATGTTCGCGCCGGGGGACGCGGAGCCCGCCAGCAGACCCGCGATGTTCTCGGACTGGTGGATCAGCTCGCCCAGCTCCGGGTCGGAGCGGTCGTCGACGCAGCGGTAGACGTTGATGTAGAACTCGGTGATGCCCGAGGTGCCCCAGCCGATCCAGGTGATCAGGCCGATAGGCATCGACTGCTCGATGACATCGAACGCGATGATCGAAGTGCCGGGGACGACCGAGACCGTGGAGTTCAGGGTGTCCAGGTCGAAGTTGCCGCGCTCGGACTTGTACAGCCCGGACTTCGGCTTCTTGTTGTTCTGGATACCGAGGATGTCCCAGGCGAACCCGCCGCGGGCGGCCGCCGAGGCGATCTTCTCTAGCAGCGTCTGCAGGTCAGAGATGCCTGCGCCCGTGCCTGTGGCTCCGACGATGCCGGAGACCACCGCGTCGACGATCCTGTGAAACGCCTCCTCGACAGAGCCCGCACCGAGCACCCCGCTGATAGACCCCGGACTGATGTGGGTCATCGCGAAGATCAGGTCTTCGATCGTGTGACCGATGTTCAAGGTGCCGGTGAGCGCCTGGACGATCGCGTCGATCACCGCGCCGATACGCGCAGCGGCGTGCTCCAGTTCGTCGCGCAACTCCTGCGGGAGATACGAGAGGATCTGCTCCAGCACCCGCGGGGTCTCGCGGATCGCACCCATGATGGCGTCGACCGCACCGGCGACGGTGTTGAACGCGCCTTCCAACACGTTCGGGATGAAGTCCTGGAACTTCTTCAGCGCCTCCAGCGGCAGGCGCAGCAGCAGCTGCGGCAGCACCAGCAGCGCGTTGGCCGGGTTGAAGTCCGGGACCTGGAACAGCGACCGGGCGATGTCCTCGGTCATGTCCTGGCCGTAGCGGTAGTCACCGCCGCCGATGACGAACGCGCCGTCTGGAACGTCAGGTACCCACTGGTCGTCAGCCACTAAGACCTCCGTTACATATCAAGTTCAGAGCAGCAGTTCGGCCGGGGGAGCCGGAGGCTTCCGTCCCGGGATGTGCTTGCTGATCCACGACTGCAGGACGCGGATGTAATCGATCGACAGCTGCAGCCGGGTCTTGGTCGTGTAGTTCTCTTCTTCGAGTTGGTTGACGCGCACGGTCAGGTCCGCGATCTCGGCTTTGAGCGGGGCGATCAGAGTCACCGCGGTCTCGACGAAGATCTGCGAGGCCTCCGCCTCGGTCTTCTCGATCTCGGCGGGCTCCCGTCGCCGGGAGCGCCACTTCTCGCCGTAGATACCGATCGCGATGCCCGCAGGACCGCTAGCCACCGCCAACCAATCCAGGACCTCGGTCACCGTTTCGTAGGGGTGACGTGGCGGCGGATCACGAATCCGAGGACGAACGGTGCAGCCACCGCGTAGATAGCGACCGCCTGATCGATCCACGAGACGTCGAACGTCTTACCGAGGACGAACCCGGCGAATCCCAGTCCCGCGGCCACAGCGCCGCGCAGCACCGCAGGCTCGGGGACGTACTCCTCGATACCTTCGATGTCACCGTCTTTGTCCAAGTCCCAGCCCAGGTGCGGGATCTCGAAGCCGCCTGTGTCCAGCTCGGCGAGGTCCATCTCTTCGGTAGGCAGGTCAGACACGTGCAACGGCTGGGTGTCTTCCAGGTCTGGCATAAGCGGGCCTCTCATTCGACCGCAGCCTGATGCTGCGGCAGGGGTGCGGTAGGAATCAGGCCCATTTGCTTGTAGATGTCGAGCTGGGCTTGCTGCTCTTGCTGGGTGAGCGTCCGAGGATCTTGGACACGGAACTTCGGAGGCTCCGGGGTATCCGAGGGAACCCACTGCGCAGCGGGGTTGTAGTGGCTCCTCGGCCCGCGGGCGGGAGCCTGGAACTTCTTGGTCTGCTGAGGCAGCTTGCTGACGTGGATGTTCCCGTTCTCGTCAGCGAGCCGGCGCAGAGAGTCCACATGCACAATCCCGAGCTCCGTGAAGTGCTTCGACCAGTACTTGGCCATCACCGGGTTAGACAGCGAATGGCCTCCGGACGGGTGGGGGAGTCCCCAGAAAGCCCAGGCGAGGGCTTCCTCCGGATTGTCCGGGTCGGCGTGTTCTTGGGTCAGAGGTTTGTGCATGTGGCGGGCTCTCTTCGTTACGTATCAAGCTCGGCTGCTACAAAATTCCGAGCTGTCCGAGGTTGGAGTTGATGTACTGGATCAGTTCGAACGCCTTGAGGATCGGGTCCTCCGGCTCTTTGTAACCGATCGTGATGGTCCAGCCCTTCGGGCCGTCGGTACCCCACTCGTAGGTGAGCTTGGTGACCCGCTCCACGAAAATCGTGTACGGATCGGGGTAGCCGAGTACCGTGGTGCCGACCCGGTCACCGAGCCAGAAATGCCCGTGACCACGCTCGCCGATGATGTACGGGGCAGCGTCGGACACCTGGATCTCGTGCGAGTGCTTCGCCCGGGTGGCCCACTGCTTAGCGCGGGCCGCCATGATCGCGGAGATCGTGAACGCCTTGTCGGCGCCGTCGACCCAACCCTCGTTGTAGTGGAAGTCCCCGAGCCCGGTGACGATGTCCTCCAGCCCAGCGATCGGCAGGCTCAGGCCTGCTGCGCGGAGCGTGGGGATCTCCATGAACGCGAGGATCACGTTCTCGTACAGCGGACGGGCGACCGCGTCCATGATGCCGCCGAGCGGCGGGAGGTCGATCGCGCCGCCGAACGCGCCGAGCGTGGCGAGCTGGGAGTTGATCAGCGACGTCAGGAAGTCGCCGCCCATGTTGATGCCGGCTGAGATGATCTCGTTCACCCCGGGCATCGACTGCCCCCCGAGCACGAACGACGTGTCCGTGGCCTCGGTGTACGTGAACTTCGAGGACTCGATGCCGGTGTACGGGGACTCCATGAACACCACGTGCGGGGCCTTCGGGTACGTCCCGAGGAACCCGGGGGTGTAGTACTCGCCCGGGTAGGTCGGCAGACCGGTGTAGATGTCGATGCCCTCGGTCATGCCGTCCGACGCGATGTTCATCACCGCGCGGACCAAGCCGGTCAGCAGCGACCCGCCGAACGCTGTCTCCGAACCCCACCCGGAGTTGTCGACGATGTCCCAGACCAGGCAGCCGTGGCGCAGCGGGATCAGCGAGGCGATGCCCTCGATCAGCGGCAGCCCCAGCTCACCGGACAGCTCCGCGAACGGGTGCGGGTCCTCGCCGTGGAAGTACCGGCGGCACACGATAGTGAGCTGCGAGTCGGCCAGGACGTTCTTCGCGGTGTCGTGGAACGACTTGAACCGGGAGAACACGATCGTCAGCGGAGAGTTGTCCGAGAGGAACGGGAACGGCTTGACGATGTTGCGCCAGTTACCGGGGTTCAGCGAGAACGGGAACCACTCGGAGATGTCCAACGGGTTGTCGGGCAGCGTCCACAGCGAGGACTCCAGGCGGAGGATGTTGACGAACAGCGTCAGCAGCAGCGCCCACTTCGCGGGGCCGAACACCACCCACAGCTTCGGGAACTGGAACTCGGGCCGCAGGAACGGGTTCGCCCAGACGTAGATGTGCTTGAGCTCTTCGTAGTCGTGCTTGAACACGACCTCCATGTAGACGTCGCCCTCTTTGGTCCGGACGATGTCGTAGTGGTCCATGCGACCCGTCCACCGGGCGCCCTGCTTGTCGAACGAGACGTGGACGTTGCGGCGAGCGCGGCCTTTGTGGGACGCGATCCACTTCGCCAGGTAGTGGTCCAGCGAGATCGTGATCGAAGCGGTGCCGGTCTCGTTCTCGATGAACTCGAACTTGTGGCTGCGCTCCCCGACGAGCTGGCCGCGGAGCTTGTAGTCGCCGTCCCAGAGGCGGATCAACGGCGGGGCGATCCGCTCGTCTTCCCGCTTCTGGCGGCGCTTCATGACGGTGTCCCAGAGCTGCTGGTGACCCGCCAGGGTTGTCATGTCTGCGGCGGGAGCTGGCATCAGCTCACCCCGAAGCCGAACCCGCTACGGTCTTCCTCGTAGTACTCTTCGTCGTAGTCGGGCTCCTCGGGAGCCAGCTCGAACGAGCCGCCCGTGAGGTTGATGTAGCCTTCCTCGGCCCGGGTGCCCGTGGACTCGAAGCTCAGGACCGGAATCCCGAAGACGCGCAGCGTGTATTTCATTCCAGCCCCCAGGGTCGAGACCAGGCGCGCGGAAGGCGCAGCGTGGCAATCTGCCCGGGGACAGCCCCGGACACGGACAACTTGAACGTGACCTCACCGGTGTACGGCGGGATGTAGTGCAGGAACCGGACAGAGTTCATCCGCTCCCAGATCGGGGAGCCAGACTCCGAAGACACCTGCTCCTCGCGAGGGTCGGAGTCGACGACGACGTTCTCAGCCGGGTACGTGTAGCCCTCGCGGAGAACCACCACGCGGCTGCCGACCTCGAACCCGCCGGTCAGCTCGTCCGTATCGACCGTCATGGTCGGGACGTCCACGCCTTGCAGGTCGTCGGTGAACCGGACGACGTACGGGCGACCGCCGTCGACGTTGGTCGAGGTCTCGATCGAGAGGTCGTCGCCTTCCAGACCGGAGGCGTTACCCACCAGCTGCGGCAGGTTCAACCCGCCAGCAGCGCGCTGGAACGACACGACGTACAGCCGGTCGCCGTCCTGCTCGGTGGTCACCTGGACATCGAGCCCAGCACCGCCCGAGAGCGTGCCGACGTCACCTGTCATCTCGTCGATGTCGATACCGCCGACGCCTTTGCCCGAGGCGTTACCGCCGAACAAGCCGCCGATGAAATCGATGATCCCCGAGATGATGTCGGTGATGACGCCCTGACTCTGGGCTTCGCCGAACGTGATGCGGTACGGAGAGTAGAACCACTCGTTCAGACCCTCGACCTTGACGTAGTTACCGTCGATGTTCGGCAGGTCCGCGATCCGGGCCGCCACCGTAGCCGGCGTCGCGTTGTACGAGATCGGAGCCGTGGTCTGCCCGTCGAGCGTCAGCGTGAACGAGCCCGAGGTCGGTTCCCCGACCAACTCGACCACCTGGACCTCGTTGATCTTCGTCGACTTCACCTTGACGTCGGCGGACCCGATCGAATCCAGCCCCACCAACGCGCCTTGAAGGTCGGCGTCGGAGGCGTTGAACGGGATACCGACCGTGGTCTCCGAGCCCAGCGACAGCGTGAACGTGCCGCCCAGAGCGCCGCCTTTGAGGCGAACCGTCTGGACCTCGTTCGTCGCCCCGCCGAGAGACACCTCGACGTCGTTGGCGGAGATACCCGCCAGCGCGATCAGCGCAGCGCGGACCTCGTTCGGCGCCGCGTTGTACGCGATCGGCTCGGTCCACTCATCGCCGTACCCGATCTTGAACGTGCCGCCGGTCGGGCGTCCGTCGATGTAGATCTGCTGGACTTCCTCGACGCGTAGACCGCCGATCTGCCCAGGCATCCGGATACGCCGGGTGCCGAGCGACGGGTCCTCGTCCTCGTCGAGATCGAGCTTGTAATCCGGTACGGTCCACAGCGTGGCCGGGGACTTCGGAGCGCCGAGCCACGGCAGCCCCGGGATGTACGGTTCGGCAGGCTTCTCCGACGACCCGGGCAGCGTCCACTTCGGCCAGATGATGTTGTCCGTCGGGTTCGCGTTCGGGACCGTGATCTCGATGTCCTCGACCGGAAGCTCCGGCTGCGGCCACGGCCACGGCAACGGGTTCGGGTCGAACGTCGTGTCCTCTTGGACCTCGATCGGGTAGACGACATCGTCCTCGTACCAGAACGGGTCGCCAGCGACGACGACCATCTTCGTAATGTTGACCTCCCGACCGCGCGGGTCGGTGACCATGTCAGTCGTCGGGGACTCGAACAGCCGCACCTTCAGGTAGCGGTGCCCGGACTCTCCGGTGGTGATGTGGAGCTTCGCGTCGCGCTTGAACGACCACGCTTTGCGCCACGCCGAATCCCGGCGCAGCCAGGTCTCGTCGTTCTCGTCGTTGAGGATCTCGACGCCGAACACCAGGTCACGTCGGAGGACGCGGTGGTTCAGGTACCGAGCGCCGGGGAAGTTCCCCGGCTCCTCGTACGTCGCCTTCACCGGAGGGTCGAGCAGGCCCGTCACCTCGGTAGCGAGGTAGATCCCCTCGGTGCCGTTGGTGAGGTCGAACCACTCACCGTTGACACCTTCGAGTTCGACGAGGGTATCGGGGTCCAGCAGTCTGGAAGCCATGTAACTCCTCGTTACGTTTCAAGTTAGCGGCGTGTGTAAGTGAGCGCTTGCTTATTCACTTCGTTGTTCTTCACCGCGATTGCGTCGTCAACCGAGTTGACCTGGATGTTCATGACGTTTCCGAGCGCCTGGGTGCCCCAGTCGAGCGCGGCGTTCAGACCGTTGGTGAGCGCGCCCCCGCCGATGCCGAGGTCACCCATCGCCTGGTCGAGGTTCGCGCGGGCGAACCCGGCGACAGCGTCGGTGCCTTGCTGCCACGACGAAGCGATCTGCTCACCGAGGAACTGGGCCAGAGTCTTCTGCTCGCCGAGCTCGCCGGTCTGCTTCTGCTGAAGCTTGAGCTGATCCTTCTGGAGAGCCAGCTTGTCCTTCTCAGCCTGCAGCGCGTTGATCTGCTCCTGGATCGCGGCCTTGTCCTCTTTAGACCCGGCCTCGTTCTTCTGGACCTTGAGCTGCTTCTTCTGCAGTTCGAGCAGGTCCATCTGATCCTGGACGTCTTTGATCTGCTGCTTCATGTCGTCGCTGAGCAGCGAGGACCCGTTAGCGGCTCCGGCGATGGGCTCGGCGAACGACTTGTTCAACTCCTGCGACGTGTCGAGCGTCGACTGCAGCGAGGTCTGCACATCGCCGAGGCTGGACTGCAGAGCGGCTGTACCGCCTCCGAGGTTGAAGGCGACCGATCCGGGAGCGGTGCCGAACGTCTCTTTGAACGCCTCGAAGATCTGCTTGGCCATCTGCTTGGCCCGGTCGAGGACCGGGTCCAGCCCGTTCTCCAGGCCGGTGCCGAGGCCTTCCATCAGCGCCTCGCCGGCTGGGATCAACTCTTTGCGGTCCTTCGGCAGAGGCCCCTTGACCGCAGCGATCTTGGCGGCGATGCTGCCCGCGAAGGCCAGCACCGACTCCAGACCCGCTTTGATGCCGGACAGCAAGCCGTCCATCAGGGCCTTACCTGCGGACACCAGAGCCGAGCCGAAGTTACCGGCTGCGGCGGCGATCTTCCCAGGAAGCGCCTGGATCTCGGCCAGGACTCGGGAAGCCCCCTCGACAGCCGCGGAGACCATCTGGTTGAACGCGTCCCGGACCGCGTTGACTGCGACAGAGAACGCGTTGGAGATGACCGACCCGACAGAGCTGAAAGCGTTACCGACCGCGGTGAGCACCTGACGCGCTCCGGCGGAGACCCCGGCGACGATCTGGCTCCAGACCGCCGACACGCTCGTAGTGATCGAGTTCCAGACGTTCGACAGCGTCGAGGGGAGTGTGGCGATCGTGGCAGCTACCGAGGCCATCGCGCTCGCGGCGGATGTCTGCACCGAGGTCCACACCTCGGACGCCTTCATCTTGACGCCTTCCCAGCCGATCTGGAGCTTGGCGAACATGTCTCGCCAGCCCGCGTCCTCGGAGGTGAACGGAGCGAACAGGTCGTCTGTCAGAGCGGACCCGTCGAAGTTCGGCAGGAGGCCTTTGAACAGGTCCCCCATACCGTTGAGGGTGTTAGACAGGTTGACGATCGACTGGAGGGAGTCCCCGATCGACTTCAGCCCCTCGTTGAAGTCCTGGATGTTCTTCGGGTCTTTGAAGAAGTCCAGGCCGCTTTCGAGAATCCCCCCGACGCCTTCGAGCAGCGTCTTGAGGGAGGCCCCGAGGCCGTCGAACGCTTTGTCGAGCGTCCCGTCCTCGTTGAGTTTGTTGATCCAGTTCCGGAACGACTCGCCCGTCTGGTTGAACCAGTCAGCGACGTTCGGCAGCTTCGAGGTGAACTTCTCGGCGAGGGTTAGGAGACCGTCGGTGAACGATCCGATGCCGGGGGCGGCACGGGAGATGGCCGCGCCGATGTTCGAGATGATCCCCTCGATCTTGGCCATCCCGGCCTCAGAGGTGATGGTGTCGGTGAACGACTTGGCGAAGTCCGCCATACCCTGCGTCACCTTGGGCAGGTTCGCTGCCAGCATCGGGAACGCTTTCCCGAGCTGGTCAAAGACCGGCCCGAACTGCTGCTCGACCGCCGCAGACATAGACGCTTTGAGAGCCTCGAACGGCTCCTGCAGCCGCTCCGCAGCCTTCTTCAGGCCGTCGATGCCGAGGGCCAGTGCGCCGATCGGCACGGCTACCGCGGAAATCAATCCGGGAAGAGTCAGCAGCGCAGAGGTCAGTAGTCCGATCAGCGGGGCGGCCAGGACGGTGATACCTGCGAAGATTGTCGCGTAGCCCGCCGGGTTGATGCCTGACCCGAACGACGGCCCCTGGACCTTGCTCAGGGACTGCGACAGCCGGGAGAAGAACCCTTTATCGACCTCGGGCTCGACCTTGACCTTCGCGTTGATCTTGGCGAGTCGCTGCCGAATCCGGTAGTCGAACTTGTCGTCCAGTTGCAGTTTGATCTGCGTACGGTCTTTACCTAACCGGTTCACCGCTGCGACGGCGCGCTCTACGTCCGCATCGACCCTGACCTTGGCGGACATGCCTTTGGTCCGGGCGGCGACCTCGGAGCGGAAGTTCCCCATGTCAGGCTCGACCGGGATCTTCACCTTCATCTTCTCGGCGGCCTCGACCGCCGCCTTCAGATCCCGATAGAACCCGTCGAGGTCGGGGGTCACCTTGATGCTGAGGCGACCTACCTCTTTCCCAGCAGCCACCGGTCACCTCACTTATCTGCCCGTAGACTGGGCCTTTCGATTACGGGAGGCAGCCATACGCATGGCTGCGACGGCTCCGAACGAGCCGGGTTTGTACCGCTTGGTCCGCTTCGGATTCACCTGCGGAACCGGGAACGGTTCTGGCGGCTTGAGGCCGCTGCGCTTCTTGCTCGGAGTGTTGGCGAGCAAGTACATGTACTTGAGGGCTCGGAGTTCGTTGACCATCGACGCGGTCACGTATACGTGGTCGTTCCACCCTCGGAACTGCGGCCCACCCTGCTTCTCCGACCAGAATCTGGAGTCCCGGGGCAGCTCTTTGATCAGAGCGATAACCTCGATCGGCCCGAGAGTCGACTCAGGGTCGAACAGGGTCTTCAGACTGAGGTTGTACTCGGACCGCAGGTCCGCGAGGATCGCGTCGCCGTAGTCGTCGATCAGTCCTCCGAGCTGGAGGCTTCCCCCGCTTGCGTCTCCTCCAGCCAGCGGCTGAGGACCTCGGTGGCGATGGCCACGTCGTCGTCGATCGCGTCGAGCAGGGTCTTGGAGTCTTTACCGGCCGCCAGCCCGAGGATCTTGAACACGGCGGCCGTCATCTTGTCGTTGTCCGCCTCGGTGGCGTCCTCGTCGGACTTCGCGTTGAACAGCTTGATGACGTCGAGCTGCTTCAGGATCTCCTTACGGGCTTCCTTCTTCAGGCGCATCGCGTTGCGGAGATAGACAGTGGTGTCTTTGTCGATCTGGACCGGGACCGGGGCACCGAACTTGCGGTCGGCTTCCTCGCGGACGTTGTCCAGGCTGATGATGTTGCTCATGGTTGGCGGACCCTTCGTGTAAGTGGCGGCGGGCAAAGAGAGGGGTTGGGGGGAGCGGCGGCCCGCCAGAGATACCGCTCCCCCGGTGACACGGACGCGCAACCCCGGCGACTAAGCCGGGGGCGTGGTAAGCGCGGCGGTTAGGTGCCAAGCGCGTTACGTGTCAAGCTCAAATCAAGCGACAGTCACCACGACGCCGCTGCCACCGGTGGTGGAGTCGGTGCCCAGCGAGATCGTCAGAGGACCTTCGATGTCGAAGTCGTCGCCTGACGTGACGGTCCACGCGGACTCGGGCACGCCGTCGTCGACAGCGCCGATAGCGGTCTTGACCGCCGCAGCGTTCGCGTTGTACGCGATCGAGGCCGTGGTCTTGTCGCCGACCTTCAGCGTGAAGCTGCCGCCGGTAGCGCCGCCCAGATCAACGGTGTAGACCGGAGCGGTCTCCACGGCGTTGAACCAGTCCTCTTCGATCCACTCGTAGAGGTTGTACGACTGGTAATCGAGGAAGGTCGCGCGGACCGGCAGAGCGCCGAACTCATCGGTCGCCAGTGAGATCGCGTCCTCGCGCTTCAGCGAAGCCTTGCGGGCGTGGAAGCCGAGGCGGACGTCGTTGTCGACGATCACGATCAGCAGCGCACGCTCGTTCACGACCGAGCCGGACTTCACGCCGAAGATGCCGGGGGTAGCCGACTGGTTCGGGCCGAAGTACAGCTCCAGAGCGGTCTCGTCGAACTGGGTCAGGTTGATGACCACGTAGTCCGCGATCTCTTCGGTCTCGACCTCGCGCAGCTTCTTCTTCTGCCACGAGCCGCGGACCTCGGAGTCACCGCCGTCGAAACCGAACTCGGGCAGGTCATCCTCGGAGGTGTGTCCGACGAGATCCCAGCCGGTGCGCTCCCATGCCTCGGGGTGCTCCAGGTCGATCAGCTTGAGCTGAGCGGGAGAGGGGGCCGCCGTACCGACCGCAGCGGTGTACACGTACCCCCGCGCGGCAATGAGGACGGCATCATCTTTCAGTGCCATTTGGTTCCTTAATTCTTAGGGGGCCGGATGCCGAGTCGGATCAGGCCGAAGACGCGCCAGGTCCGGTCGAACGGTGACGGGCCGTGGGACGCGCCCAGGGTCTCGGTCACCGAGTGCAGGTAGCCGGCTGGCGTTTTGGTTTGAAGACGTGCAGCGCGGTACAGGACCTCTAGGGCGTCCTCGTACATCTGCTCGGTAGTGGGCAGGTCAGCCGCTGAGTAAGCGGTCATCTCGACCACCGGCTGCGTGAACAGCGTCGGGTGCTCGGGGCTGCGGGTACCGCCTACGCGGCGGACGGTGATCAGCGGGAACGTGCGGGAGTCGATGTCCTCGACCCACGTCCCTACGTGCACACCGGCCAGAGACGGAACGGTGCTGATCGGCTCGGACAGGTCCTCGTGACCCCGCAGGATCGGGAGAACGACCTCACCGACGATCGGAAGCTTGCCAGCCATGCGCTACCCCCTCTTCCCGCGCTTAGCGCCGGTGGAGATAGCGGTCTGGCCGCCGAACCCGGCGGCACCGGTGAGGATGTACAGCCCTTGCGGAGCCTTCGTGACGCGGCCGTACTTCTCCGGGTCGAAGACACCGGACGGGTAGTGGCCGTACTCGATCGACTCGGGGCTGGGGGCCTCCATGTTGACGTAGGCATCCACCGAACCGTTGGTCCGCGTGATCTTCGTCAGGTGGTCCGGGCCGTGGATCTTCTCCCACTGCGTGCTCGCACGAGCGGCGGCCAGGTTGGCCTTCGCCCGGTCAGCGACCTCGTCAGCCTCGGAGCGCATCTCGTGGACCACACCGGGCAGGTGCGACACGACTTTGTTCAGACCGGATCGCCCGTAGTACAAAGGCATCAGAACCTCCGAACCACGTACTCGATGCGGGCGGTGCGGCGAGAGCCGTTGTACCGGCGAGGTTCGCCGTACACTCCCCAGCGCTCGCCGCGCCACACGATCTCGGACCCGGACTTCAACTCGGTCGTGAACGACCGGGGGAGCCGCATCGTGTAGACCTGCTCGGTCATGTCGCCGATGTCGTCCATCTCCGCCCGCCGGGCAGCGGTGCCCGACTGGTTCTGGACCTGGAAGCGAGCGACTGTCTCGACGCCGGTGGCAGAAGGGCCGACCAGGGTGTTGCCCAGCCGGTCCTTCCGAGTCACCTCGGGGTACACCGTTACGGGCTCGTAGTTAGCCCCGTCGTCCAGAAGCCCGCTCATCAGTAGCCCCAGTACAGCGGGGAGCTCTGCTGGAACACCTGCCACTCGACCGAGCCGAACGCGGGGTATTCACCCGAGCGCTCCAGCGGAGTCTTCGGACGGACGTTGAGCACGCCGACGTTCTTGGAGAGCCCGAGCTGAGCCCACTCTTTGTCGGTGATCTCGATCGCCCCGGTGTTCAGCCGCCAGTTGAGCTGGTACGAGTAGTTGCCATCGGTCTCACCGATGTAGCCGTCGGGGTTGCGGATCAGGCGCGTGACCGCGGAGGCCTCGACCTTGATAACCCGCTTGAGGTAGTCCTCGTCCTCGGCTTTGTCGTCCAGGTCAGGGATACGAGAACGGATCTCGATCTCGGCGTCCTCTAGGAACGTCTCGACCTGGGTCTCTTCGTCATCGGTCAGCGGCCGCCCGAGCCGCGCGACCACGTCGCTGGGCTCGGCGTATGCCATCAGGCCATGCCCTCGACAGTGGACTCGAGATCAGCGAGGCGCTTCTCCAGCTTGGCGATAGCCTCTTGGACGGTGTCGTCAGCAGCGACAGCGGCAGGAGCAGCAGCCGGCTCGTAGTCCTCGTCCATAGCAGCCGGGGCGAACCCGGTCAGGTCGGTGAGCTTGGCCACGATCTCGGAGTCGCTGAGCGAGCCGAGCCATCCGCGGACCACCGCACCGTTGTAGGGGTGGGTCATGAAAACCTCCAGGTAGCGACACGACGGCGGGACCCTCCGGAGAGAGCCCCGCCGTTACGTATCAAGGTCGGGACAAATGAAAAGATCAGGGCTGTTCGTCGTCAACGAACTTGACGAACGCCTGCTTGTCACCGAGCAGCCAGCCGAAGGTGACCTCGATCAGGATCGCGATCTGGTTGGTCTGCCACATCGACACCGTCGCGGAACCGTCGGTCAGGGTGGCGGTGTCCGTCATCTTGATGCGGATCTCGTCAGCGAAGCCGAACTTCAGCTGCGAGAAGTCGCCGCCCACGATGCGGGTCTTGGTGTCAGTCGCGTTGCCCAGGTCGCCACCGACAGCGCGCCCGAACTGAGCCGGGAGGCCCAGGACGTCGCCGGTCTGAGCGGCCAGGTTGATGCGGCTCGGGTCCACGTTGCCGTTGGCGTCGCGGTAAGCCTGAGCGCGGAGCAGGTGAGCGCGGAAGCGCGGGTCAACGGCCCAGCCGTTGAACTCCACATCGGTGTTGGCCGAGACCAGGTCGTAGCCATCGAGCAGGCGGTCCAGCAGCGGGTCGCCTGTTTCCTGCAGGTAGTCAACGTTGGTCGTGTTGGCGATCACGTTGTCGGTGTCGATGCCCTGGAGCGCCGAGCCGGTCAGCGGAGACTTGCCGTGGAACACAGCGAGGTCGATACCGCGGCCGATGGCGTAAGCCAGGTCGCCCTGCAGCTTGGTGTACAGGCCGGAGGGGTTCATGCGAGCGAACTCTTCCGACACGGTGACGATGGTCGCCAGCTTGATCGGCGAAACCGAGCGGGTGTCCCACGCGGTACCGGACAACGGCTTCAGGCCGCCTTCTCGCTGCTCGTTGGAGGTGCCGACGCCGACCTGACCCACCTCGGGGCGCTTAACGGTCGTGGGGATGATCGTCTCGCCGTACGAGATCGGAATCTGCTCACCCATGCGCAGGACGAGCGAGCTCTCCTGGGCCTTGTCGAAGATGGGGCCGACGATCTCCTTGGGGAGCAGGTCGGAGGGGACGTGGGCCAGACGGCCCTGGTGGTTGCTGCCCGCGGTATTCGGGACAAGCTCGTTAATGGTTGCCACAGGGGCTCCTTACTTGCCTAGTTGGGTTTGCATGAGCGCGGTGAAGGCCACCGCAGGGTCGTTGCTCGGGGCTTCGGTGCCGAGGCCTTGCGAGCGGTCGACAGCGGCCACGGGGCCGTTCTTCAGGCCGAACAGGGTCTTGAGGGTCTCGGCGTGCGTCTTGAGCGCTTCCTCCGAATCGCCCTGCAGCGTGCTCGCGAACGTGAACAGCGGCGTGGGATCGGGGGTGAGAGCCTGGACCGCGGTCACCAGACGGTCGAAGTCGTGCTGGCGCTCGTGGGCTGAGGTAGCCGCCTGGGCTTTCTCTGCTTCGAGAGCTGCGAGCTTCTCCGCGTACTCCTGCAGTTGCGTCTCCGCGGTGCGGAGCTGAACTCGGTAGTTCGCGGCCTCGGTGTTCGCCTTCGAGAGCTTCTCGCGAGCCCAGTCAGGCAGGTCCTCGCTCTTGGGAGCGGGAGCCGCCGGAGCCGGTGCAGCGGGGGCTACGGGTTCGGGCGTCGAGGGGGTGTCGGTGTGTTCGGTCATCTGTGCCTCCTGGGCGTGGGGTGACTCCTGCTCCTGGCAGGTCGGTCGGGTTGGCGGGCTAAGCAGCGAGAGCTGCGTACTGCTGTGCGGAGATTTCGCCGCGCTCCAGGCGACGGCGAAGGGCGTTGATGGCCAGCTCGTTACGAGTAAAGGGCTGGCCCTTTTTCTTACCGCTCTTGTGGACAAGGCCTTTGTCCTCAAGGTCGATGGCTTCCTTGGTGGCGTCCCCCCACAGATCGAGGGCGCGATCGGCAGCTTCTTTGCCGAACCAGTCCTCGTTCCGGAAGACGGGGATCACCTTGCAGTCGCACCCGGTGTGCCACTGTTTGATCTCTCCGCCGATGTCGGCGAAGTAGGTCTCCTGGTCTTTGTTCTCGAACAGCTCCAAAGCGTGTTCCGTGTCAAGGTCGAGACCAGCGGTCTCGGCCCGGACGTACGTAGGTCCGCGGCTGATCAGCATCAGGCACCACGCGCAGGTCTCCCTGCCGGTCGCGACGCGAGCCCAGCCCCGCAAGACGCGGGGTTCCGGGTCGTTCTCAACGGCGTGGATGATCTGCTGACGACCGGCGTTCTCCACCTCGCGGACGGCGCGCAGCGTCAGGTGCGTCAGCGCGTCCCCGCGGGTCTCCGCCTGCTGCATCCGCTCACGAGCCGGGTCCATGTTCTCGACGAACTTCTCGAACGTCGTCCCCTCCAGGGGTCGGTCGTTGCGAGGTAGATCCGGGTGGTGCTGCGCCCGCTGCGAGTCGTAGAACCTGCGAGCGAGCACCGATGCCTCGGTGCGCCGGCGCTGGATCTCGGGGAACAGCAGGTCCAGCAGACGCAGCCAGTCGAACATCGTCAGCGCGGGCTGAGCGAAGAACCCGGCCACGTTCCTGACGTGGCGGGCTACTGCGGCGGAGATGAGGAGCTGCGCGGCGGCGTACTCCTCCGGGCTCACCGGGTCTTGGTCCGGTTAAATCCGGAAGGCGACGTCTGCGTCTCCGTCTTGGTCTCGGTGACCGTCGGCTTCGGCGTGGCGTCAGCCTGGGCCTTCGTCGTGGAGTACAAGGTGTCGATCATGTCCTCGGTCTCCTGCTTGTCCCAGTCGCGCATCTGCTCGCGCTGAGTAGCGGTGTAGCCAAGGTCGATGCGAGCCTGCTCCTTCGGGATCGGCCCCTGGCCGTTGGCGTACAGCTTCGACACAGCGTCAGCCTTGGCGGCGACCGTCGGAGTCGACGGGTCGCGCCAGACTGTCTCCAACCGGGTGTACTCCTCGGTGACCTCGCGACCCATGATCTGCATAGCGATCCGCATCGCACGCTCCCAGGCACCGCCGAAGATCCGGCCTTTACGCTCGGCCATCTTCACGATCCGGGAATCGGTAGCGATGATGGCCTCAGCGGAGGCGGGGTTCTCCGACGAGGACGACAGGTACTGCGGCGGCAAGCCGGTGATAGATGCGGCCTCCTTACGGAAGACCTCCATCTCCTCGGCGAAGTTCCGCAGCTCGGCAGCCTTGAACTCGGAGATCTTGGCAGCCTCAGAAGCGAGCGTCAGGATGCGCCCGTAGTAGATGTCGAGCGTCGTGTTCTCGCCGTCGTTGGTCAGCTCATCGGTGGTGACACCGGAGATGACGCGGAGCGGTGTGCCTAGGATCTGGGAGGCCGACTGCAGGTTCATCAGCGTTCGGGACGCGGCGTCGGTGACCTTGCGGAGCTCCGGAGAGATCTCCGAGCGGCCGTATCGGTTACCCAGACGCGGGTCGTTGGTCAGCGGCACGACCGGGACCACGCCCAGGCTGTGTTTGATGACCTCGCCGTCGACAACCCACTGGTCGTTGAGCCCGCCGTTGCGGCGGAGCGGGACAGTCTCGTCAGGCAGGTACAGCGTGGCTCGATCCGGGACCGCGACGTCGTCGCGCGTCGTGTAGAGACGGACAGCCCGGGTGACCCGGCGGGTGTTGCGTGGGTCCAGCTCGGCGTACATATACAGCGGAGACTCGACCCGGATCAGCGGGATACCCGCGGGGTCTCCGGACTCGACGTCCGGGTGGCTGACCGTGATGTACGCGCGGCCGAACGTCAGCGAGTCGTCGTGTCCGAGGACCGACTCTTCGTCCAGGTCGTTCGCCTGCCACCAGTTCCAGAGCTCTTCGAGCCCCTCGGAATCCTCCGAGATACGGAAGCCCTCGATGTCCAAGCGATCGGACAGAGTGCGGAGGTAGGTGGCGACCCAGCCCGGTTGGACGTCCAGGTAAGACAGCTCCGGTGGAGCGCCGATCCCGATCGTCTTCAGCCGGCGCGTCCCGTTGCGGTAGGCCTCGGCTTCCAGCAGGTTCGGCAGGTCCCGTGCGAGGAGCCCTTGCAGTCGCTCGACGTGCTCGTGGTAAGTCGTCATCGCAGCAGACCCGCCCCCTTTCCTGTGTTGCTCTTGCTGAGCAGGAAGTCTTGGCGCGAGCCCCAAGCCAGGACGGCCGTCACTGCGGCGTCGATCTTGCGCTTGGATTCTTTGCCAGGTTTCCTGATGCTGATTGCGTCGTATATCGTCGGGTGCTGGTGCGCGTTGGTGATGTGCGCTTTGAGCACCGGGTTGTTGTCGTGTTTGACCTCGCCCGCCAGAACAGCGTCGCGGAACCGCTCGCAGTCCAGCGCGAATCGCTTTTGCTGGCCGCGCATGTCGAAGGCGACCGGGTTACCGGGGGAGGCGTTGATCTTCAGCTTTCGCCGGAAGTCCTGACCCCAGGCGTCGACCGACTGCTCGAACTCCTTGACGTCCGCTCGCATACCGACGACGTCGTACTTCTCGAACATCGACCGGACGTACGCGTCCACGTCCTGGCGCGGGACCTTGTGGCCCTCGTACTTCTCAGGCACCCAGACCTTCACCAGGAACAGCGCCCCGTCCTCGACCCGGCACGCGGTGAGCGCGGTGTGGTCGTTGGACAGCGAACCGTCGAACCCGAGCGTGATCCGCTCGCCCTTCCTCAGCGGAGGCAGGTTGATGTCGTGGTTGCGATCCCACTCAGACGGCGCGATCCATGATTCCTCGGTGGCGTTGACCTGGTTGAGGAACTTTCGGCGGGACTCGATGACGTCGTTCTTCGCCGTCAGGACCGACATCAAGATGTCGTCGAGCGGGAGCCAGATCGAGTCGCCGCGGGCGATCTCCAAGCCCTTCATGAGCTGGGCGACTCCGGCCTCGTACCCCTCGGGGTCGTCGGACGGGAACGGGATCTCGGAGACCGGCGTATCAGCCGGGGCTTCCAGGGCGTCGTAGAGGACGCCGGTGTCGATAGCGTCGCCTGCCAGGATGTCCAGCCAGTTCAGGTAAGACATCTCCGCGACGGTGTCGTCGCCGGGCCGGTGAGCGTTGCAGATCGACAGGGTCCGGGCGCCGTCGACCTTGGTCATGTTGCCTTCGATGACCTCGGCCATCTGGTGGCCGTCGTTAACCTCGCCGCCGGGGCCTACTCCCCACCACTGCGTCTCGTTCTGGACGACGAACGTCGGGCGGTTACCCTCCATCGACGCGGGGGACGCGGTAGCGGCTTCTAGCCGGCCGCCGATCTCGGAATAGATGATGAAGCGGTTGACGGACAAGCCGTACTCGGTCTTCAGCTTCTTCGAGACCATGATCGGGAACAGCGAGAACGTGTTCTTCGTCTGGTCCTGGGAGACCGCGGCGATCGTGATCCACGCCGCGTGCCGGGTCTTGCCGACCGGGTTACCGTTGTCGTCGAAGTGCGAGAAGGCGACTGGTCCGCAGAGTTCGGCGAGCGCGAGCGCGCCGATCATCGGGTCCTTTCCCCAGCCCTTCATCCGGCGGAGCGTGCCCTCGCGGTAGGCGTACTTCCCTTGGTCGTCGACCGCGTACCACCAGGCGATGAATCTCGCCTGCTCCAGCGTCGGGACGAACGGGCCGTCGCCAGCGGGGGAGTTGACGTACTCGAACAGCCAGCTGATGATCTGCCAGCCGAGAGTCTTCTCAGGCAGGAACCATGAGCCGTCTTCGTACTGCCGCCAGGTCGGCCCCTGGATATGCGACGGGGCGGGGAGTAGCGACTCCGGGTAGTGAACCGCCACTCCACCTCCTCGTTACGTATCAAGTCACAGAGCGCAGAAAGTCCGTCGCAGGGTCGATGTTGTAGCTCACGTGCGGGCCTGTGCCGCGGATGAAGAACAGACCGGCGTCCAGCACCGCGCGGATCAGCGCGATCAGCTCGAACGTCGGGTTAACCCCGATCTCCAGAAGCTGACGCAGGATCGAATCCGGACCAGAGAACACCCGGGACATCATCACGACCTTGTAGATCGCGGTCTTCATCTCGCCCGAGTCGCCCTCGCAGTCGGTGTACAGGTCGCCTTTGTGGGCGTAGTTCCTCCACCAGTCCGGGGTGTCGACCATCAGCTGGTCAGCGATACCGTGCGACTTCGCCGAGGGCATCTGACCGCCCGGGTCGGGCCACACCTTGCCGGTCTCGCGCATCGGGTTGCCGAACGTCACGGCTCCGCGCACGTGGTCTTTGACCCAGTGCAATCGTCCGGTCACCGGCTTGATGTGGTATTCCCACAGCTCGGAGGTGACGATCGCACCTTGCGAGTAGCCGATCATCGACAGCCCGTAGCGTTCGATGCGCCGCCGCTCTTCCTCCAGGATGCGGGTAGCTTCGGTGACCCCGTTCGCCACGGACGGCCCCATCGGGAACGCCTGCGCGGTGTACGGCGGGCCTACCGGACGCCACAGGTGCACATCCCCGAGACGTCTCGCGACGTCAGCGTCCGGGCCTACCCACCAGGGGACTCCCGTCCCGGAGACGGTGAGCAGTACCGGGCGGGTGTCCTCGGGGGCCGGAATCCCCAGCGCGCGCAGATCGTCGTCAGAGACGATCCCGTCGAGCGGCTGGAACGTCCGGGACTCGTACTCGGTCTGCCACGCCTCAGCCCGCGGGCCGAACTCGTCGGTGTCCGTGGGCAGCGGGCCGTGGATGCGGGCGTACCCGGCGAACCGGGCCGCCATCACCTCGCGCCAGCGGCGCACCGTGGGGTTCCGGTCTCCGAGCTTAAGCGGCATGGAACTTCTGCTCGGCAGCCAGCCACTTCTGGATCTGGACCTGAGCAGCGGTGATGTCCTCGGGCTTGACGCGCTTCAAGATGCGCTTCGCCAGCTCGGGGTTGTTCGTCGGATCGTCGGAGTTCGACACCGCGTACAGCAGCGCGATCGAGACCGGGTCGCCGTAGATCACAGCGAGCTTCTCGACCAGCTGGATATGGACGTTCGCGTCCGTCGACCAGGACAGGCCGGCGATCGTGTCGACCTCGCCCTCGTGCGGCCAGTGCAGCGGCGAGCGGGACTTGCGCTTGTACTTGGCCTGCTGGCGAGCCAGGTCCAGCAACTCACGCTGTTCAGCGTCGGTTAGAGCAGACAAGAAGTCGTCCTCTTCGTGAAGTAGTTGCAGCAGCGCATCGCCCTGGGCGAGCGCGCGGTTGTAGCGGGCTTGTCGATCCGCGAGGCCGTTGGTGCCGCCGTTGATCCGGCGGGTGACCGTGTTCAGGTCGCGGCGGTCGGACAGCTCGTTGATGTCCGGGCGGGCGACTGTCCAGTACCAGGCAGGGCCGATGCCCGCCCACTTCAGGTCAGCGAGCTCGCGGTAGTTCACGACGAAGTAGTCCGGAGTCGGAACCATCCCGAACGCGTACGCCCACTGCGAGAACGACCGGTAGTTGTAGTCCCAGGTGATCTGAATCCACGTCCGGCCGATGTACGGCGCGTACCGCCCGTTCTTGGCGATCTCCTCGGTGTACTGGAACGACCCGGACTCATGCCCGATCTGAGCCAGCCACATCGCGATGCGGTTGACGTTCGTGCATTCGGATTCCCGGAGGCCCGAGCGAACCGCGGGCAGGATCTCCGCCGCGCGAGCTTCGCTCAGGCCGGTGGCCGCCGCCAGGATGGGGGCTGCGGACGCCGGGGCGCTACCCCTCCGGAAAGTCGAGTAGCCGTCAGCGCGGATCTTGCGCGCGATGAAGTCGGCTGTCTTCGGGTTGCCGTAGGTGTTGTAGCCACATTGCGCGTGCATTGGGTCTTTTGGACTGTTCCAGTCTTGACCCCAGAACACGGTGCCCTCGTAGAACGCGAGGAGCTCTCGCATCGTGGCAATCTTGGTTTCGTCGAAGCCCGCGTAGCTGACCTTGAACGGGTGCGAGTTCCAGTTCAGGTCCATCGCGGTGCCACTCAGGTGGTTGGACGACGGGACCGAGTTGGTCGGCGTCCAGCACGCGGAGTCCGCGTCGCGCAGCGGCTCGACGTACGCGTGGAAGTCGGCGGCGAACGCGCGCAGGATCGCGAGAGGCTGGCCCTTGGCGATCTGCAGCGTGACACTCGTGCCGGGGATCTTCGTCCACTCGCACTCATCTGCGTTGACCATCGGCCACCCGTTCTCGGAGTGGCTCAGGCCGTAGACGACCCTCGGCATCAGCGCTTGAACGGGTTGATGGCGTTGATCAGCTGCTCGGGGAGCCGAGACAAGTCGGGGAACAGACCGATGATCTTGTCGTCCAGCCGGGACAGATCCGGGATCTTCGCCAGGATCTTGTCGTCGAGGTCAGCGAGGTCGGGCAGCTTCTCGGTAGCCCGGTCGATGACCTGGTTCAGGAACTCGGGATGAGCCCGGAGGTAGTCGAAGACCGCCTTCACAAGAGCAGCGGCGAACATGGTGATAAGGCGGTTCATGAAGTCCTTAGTCGGTAGCGGCTTCGATCAGGTCCCACAGGTCGGAGTCCTCTTCTGGGACGTCGATCAACCAGCGGTCCTGGTGGTGCGTCACCCGGACAGGGCCGGGTGGTAAAGTCAGCGCGAGCTCTCCGTTGAACGGCTTCACGCGTACGACGCGGGGCGTGATGATCACGCCGTCCTGCTCGCGCAGGTCGCTGGAGAAAGTCCAGTGCGAATCGTCGGGGCGTCCGGAGATGTCGTGGACGGTAGCGGTAACAGTCGTCATACCGGCCCTTTCGTCAGGTGACCGGGTTCATCGGAACCGCGATGCTCGCCCAAGGGCAGGAAAACGAGAGCGTCCCGGAGTAGGTAGCCGCGGCGTTGGAGTCTCGGCCTGTCAGGCCGCCCGCGATCGACGTCCCGTTGATGCGGCCGGTACCTCCGGACGGCGTGAACGTCACGTTTCCGTTGTTCCAGCCGGTAACCTGGAAGGTGCGGCCGTTGGTCGGCGGGGCCGACACAGAGTGCGACGGGCTGGTGCTGCTACCGGTCGCCGTAGCCGGGGGTTCCGAGGCTCGCGACGTTCGCGTACGAGATCGCGTAGGACATGCACCAGTTCGAGCCGTTTTTGTCCAGGACCACGGTCTGCGACCCGCCCGGGGCGCTCGCGAGGGTGTAGACCCTGAGCCAGCCTTCGGAGGACGTGTTGTTGAACGCGATGCCTTGGACCAGGCTCATAGCGTTGCCGCCGTAGGTGACGTCTGCCACGGTCTCGTTGCCGAGCAGGTGCGCGACCACGAAGACCCGGGACCCCGCTGTGGCAGAGAACGAGTACGACAAGTCGACAATCCCGCCTTGCATCGACGACACCGCGTCGAAGTCAACGGTCGGCGGAGGAGCCGCGGACCAGATCAGGGCGCTGCCCAGGCTGATCTTCTGGATCTCGGTCGAGCCGATCGCGGCTTTCGCGAAAGCCGTCGTGGCAAGTGACATACCTGCCACGGCGACCTCCTATGCAGTCCTGAGATAGATAGTGTTCGAGTCTTTTGTGCCGATCGCGGTGTACTGCGCCTCGGTCCCGACCCAGATCGTCAGCGTCCGGGCACCGGAGTTGTCCGAGCCGGCGACGTAGCCGGTAGCCAGCTTCGACAGCGCGATACCCGCGCCGGAAGCGACTTTGGCGTTGGTCACCGATCCGTCGGTCGGGGTGCGGGTGTTCGACAACCTGGAGTCGTTACCGACGCACGCGGTCGTAGACGACGTCCCGAACGAGACGTTCAGCGTCCGGTTCGATGACAGATCCCCGCCGCCGGTCAAGCCGGTACCCGCGGTGATCGTGGTGGTCTTGTCGGCTTTCGCGCCGATCTGCGAGGCGACCGTGGTAGCGAAGTTCGGGTCATCGCCCAGCGCTGCGGCCAGCTCGTTGAGCGTGTTCAGCGTTTCCGGTGCCGAGTCGACCAGCGCGGCGGTGCCGAGAGACACCCGGGCGTCCACCGCGTCCTCGTCCAGCTTCTCGTCGAGAGCGGTCTGTAGCCCGGTGACGTTGGCGATCGAGTGGGTGTGCGTGCTCGGGGTGAACGTCGTCGGCTTACCGGTGACGTCGTCCCACGCCACGGAGCTCGACTCCGGCGGGTTGTCGGCCAGGTAGTCCGCGATCGCGGCATCGAGGTCGGTGATGTCCTCGGAGGTGTGCGTGTGGGCCTCGGGCGGGAACTCGGACGGCACGTCGATCAGCCCGTCCCAGTCCGCCGCTGGCGGGTGCAGGTCTAGGTAACCGTTGATCGTGTCGGCGATCAGGTCGGCGGTGGAGTCCGGCGGGAACGCGACCGACGAAGCGATCAGCGGCCACAGCTCGGCGTCGGTCTCGGGCACCTCGATGAACCAGCGGTACTCGCCGTAGACGACGATCGCGAAGCCGGGTTCCAGCTCTACGCTCAGCGCGCCGTCCACCGGGTTTACCCGGACCTGCTTCTGGGTGAGGATCGAGCCGTCCTGCTGGCGGAGCACGGTCGAGAACACCCACTGCTGATTGTCGGGCTGACCGGTGACGTCGCGGACGTCGGCGGTGATCGTGACGGTCATACCGGCCTCTCGTAGGTTACGTGTCAAGTTAAGGAGCCCGTTTACCGGTGGAGCTCATACCGGCCAGGGGCGACCGCTCTTGGTTACTGGCTGGTCTCGCCTGCCTGGCAAGTCGGAGCCCCGCCCAGAGGCGGCGTAACAGCTGCGCGAGGCTGAGAGACGCTTAGGCGGGGTTTGCAACGGTTCCTGAGCACCAATACCGCCGTCGTCACGGCGGACCGCCTCAGTCGGGACGTTGCGCCCGGGTCTTAGGTGCGTTCTTGCACTTCAACGCCGAACCCGGTCTTGATGACCGTCCGCTTCCCGGGTTTGGGCGGGACGATCTCTTTGACGTGGGTCCATGCGGCCTGGTTAAACACTCCGATGAGTTCCCCGTCTTCGTCCCAGATTCTCAGAGGCTGGTCGTCGTCGACGGTGATGTAGGACCCGCGCGGGTATTCGAACGGTTGACCGTTGCGGTCGTAAACAGTCACTGCCATGCTTTTTCCTTTCGACGGCAGTTCGTGACACGCGGTTACGTGTCAAGTCTGGTGGCAGCCCCAGCGGGGGAGCACCGGAAGGGGAGCGCTCAACCCCGCCGGGGACTGCGGTCGGCTCCGGCATAGCCGGGGCCTCGGGGCGCGCCAGATCTACGATCTGGACGCCGGTCTCTAGCTCGACTTCGGCTTACGGAGAGCGCGCTCGAACAGCTCGCCCATCGTCGTCACCGACGCATCCGGGCCGTCTGACTTCGTCCGCTCCACCTCGATCCGAACCCGTCGCCTGTCACCTTCTGAGACCAGAAGCGATGACAGCATCTGATTGACGGCTACTAGCATCTGCGACGAGGGCTTGGAGGATTTCAGGAGCTGGTCGGCGAAGTGGAGGGTGAACTTCGCGTAGTGCCAGTCCGACGGCTGATAGAGCGCGGCTTGCGCCGACTCGGCTAGAGAGTTGTAGAGGTCTCGGACGATCGGGTGAGGATCGGTGAGACCGAGCGGAGGGGACTTCACGGGTCCGGAGACTGGGAGAGTAGTGACCTCTCCGTACTCCGTCGTGTTCCGGCGAACTCGTTCGTCGGACCTCTTCGGGATCGGACCCGGCATGACGCCTCCTGGGCTCTACGAAGGCTCCTGGCCCTCCCTTGGTGTGTGTCTCACAGCACGACGATCTGTCGCCCGTCCACCTGGAGTAACGCGACTCCCGGGCCTCGGAGGCCCGAGCCGTAGTTCACCAAGACCTCCAGGTCGGCAGGGATGCTCGTGAGCTCGAAGATCAGGTCCTCAACGGTCATGTCTCCTCCTTGTTCCGGCGCCCCGGGTGGCGGGGCGGTGGCCGCTTCTTCATCGCTCGCAGCTTCGCGCGCTGAGCGACACCTTCCATCGCGGACTTGCGACTGTGACATGACCGGCAGGCTGCCTGCAGAGGTGACGACTCGTCGCGGTAGCGGACGTGGTCGACCTCGGTAGCCATCCCTGTACAGATGTCCGGGTAGCGGATCTGGCAGCGGTGACCGGCCGCCCGCAGAACCTCGCGGCGGATGCGAGGCCAGTCGGCCGGCAGCCGCTCACGACGGTCAGATGAGTCCCAACTCACCCGATGACCGCGGACAGAGGTCCGAGGTCGGTGACCCAGACCGACCAAACCTCGTCGCCTTCCGGACCTCCGGTTCGCACCGGGAGGTCACCGAACTCATCTCTGATCCGCTGAAGCTCGTCGATCACGTCGGTGATCGTCAGCTGTTGTCTCTCGCTGTCTTCGAATGGCGTGCAGTACCGGGCCTCATGCAAGGCGAGCATCTGCCCGCACACGCACAGCCGCGGACGTTCCGGATCCGGTTGCGTCATCTCACCCTTCCCTAAGTGACATACCTGACAAACGTAACCCGCTGCGGGCCGCCTTCCGGGCGGCCACGGGTTTAGTGGTTCTGTTACGTATCTAGTCGTACGTAACGTACCCGGTTACGTAACCACTAGTTCTGTTGGTGAGTAATGCTTACGTAACGTACCTACCCAAAATGACCATGCTGTATCGGCCGGGGGATAAACCCCGGCCTGTACCGGTCTTCCGGTCTGGTACCTCACTCATCGTTCGGCACCTACCCGGGCGACCGGAGGTCGCTAAAAGGGGTAGTCTCTCTCCGTTCGACTACCCCGACAAGAACCTATGTCGGGGTGCGGTCGCTCGCTGGAGCTCGCTCCCTTACCCCTCCATAGGTAAGGAACCTTCCACTTTTGCGTTTCACCCGTAGAATGTGACGCACTTCACACGAATATCTTCCTACGCGGGCGTCAGCCGGCGACGGCTCTGCGGCCGTCTTCGCTTGTCTCCGGTGCTGTCTATCGATCCGCACCGTTCGTCCGTCTACGGGGCTCTCAGGGGGCATTACGGGGCCTTCTAGGCCCGCGCTGTTCTCTCCGTCGACTTCCAAACCCGTACAAAATCTGGCAGACGCA